CTCGTTCCGCGCCTCGCAGAGCGACGAACTGCACCTGCGGTTCCAGATGCCGCACGGCTGGGACCCGACGACTGAGGTTCACTTTCACATCCACACGATCCCGCTGACGGACCCGGCGGCGGCTCAGTCAGCCCGCATCGAGGGCCAGTATTACTGGATCACGCACAGCGGAGTCGAGATCCCGGCAAGCGCTGGCTGGACGACGTTCGCCCTCGACTTCGCGATCGATCCGGGCGACGTGAACATGCAGAAGGTGGCACCAGTCTTCCATTCCCAGCCGCCGGCGGATGCGCAGGAATCCTCGATCCTGCTGGTCTACGTGAAGCGCTCTGGACTGGACGTGGCCGACACGTACACGGGCAACCTGGCGATACTGTCGCTGGACTGCCACATTCAACGCGTGAAGATCGGGACGCTCGCCGAGCTTCCGCAGCACGGGTGAGGGGCTAGATGGCTGCGCTCGACTCGTATCTTCGAGAGGTGAAGCAATACGCCGACATGGTGGCGAGCGGCCCGGACGTGTGCGGCAGGGCCGTGGCGTGCGACTCGCGCTTTCTCGGCGATGTGCTTGGTGAACTGCTTGAGCTTCGCCAGCTGACGGCCAGGCCCAACGGCCAGCCCTTACGGCGCACCGTCGACGACAAGGAGCAGGCCTGATGGCTGACAAATCGGCGGAGGACTGGGAGAAGCGTCCCGTGGCGGAGATGACGACCCAGCAGCTCATGCAACTGGAGTGGTCGTGTGGGCGCGGCATGTTCCTGGACCCCGAGAGAAGGGAAGAAGCCGATGCCGAGCTGACCCGACGCGGCATCATGGAAAGGTACTGCTGATGGCCCGAGGAATCGCAGCAAACGAACCGGTCGTTTCCCAGGCAAACACAGCCGATTACGAACGCGGCTACGACGCTGCCGGTCTCGGCAAGAGCAGGGGCAGCAAGGAGCGCGGCACGTGGGTCATCGACCGCGCCACGGGGCGCCTAGTGCGTCCCTGGGAGGCTACGGAGCTCGACGAGACGCGCTGGGCGAAGACCGCGCCGATCTCGGTCGACCGTCATTACGAGGGCGTGCGCTCGCCGATCGACGGGACCGTGTTCCAGAGCCGGCGCCAGCACAAGCAGTACATGAAGGATCGCGGCCTCACTACCGCCGACGACTTCGACTCGAAGGGCGGCTACTGGGACAAGGCCGCAACAAAGCGCGCCCAGGGCCTCTCGACGACCGAGCATAAGCGGGACCGCCGCGAGCGCATCGGCAAGCGGCTCTACGAGGTCGAGAAGCTTCCACAGAAGGCGTACGACCAGCAGGTCCAGGCGGCTGACCGCAAGCGGCGAGAGCGCGGGACGGCGGTGCCTACCGATGGCTGACGCGACGCAAGATGAACTTGTCCGGGAAGCCGAAGCGAGCTGCTCCCGGGAAGAGATGATGGACGGCCGCGTCCGGCTTTGCCTCTCGGGGCTCGAGATGAGACAGCGAGGCATCAAGGCGGAAGGGCTCATGCGCGCCGGCTGGAGGGCTGCGGTGAACCAGGACCTCTTCGTGAAGTTCGCGCCCTGAGCGCAGGCAACTCCCCACCCAGGAGAATCACACCATGGCTGACGAAGTGACCGATCGCAAAGAGATGCTCAGGGCGGCGTGGAACGCGGCATCTGCCGAGGCCGAGCCGGACGAGACTTCAACCGAGCCCACAGAGGAGCCGGCAGCGGAGTCCGCGGAACCCGCGGCCGAGCCGGCACAGGAGCCCGAGGAGGGCGCAGGCGAGGCTCAGCAAGGCCAGGCGGGGCGCGACACCAAGGGGCGCTTCACGCCGCAGCCGAAGGGCGCGCAGGCCGCGCAGGAGCCCGCGAAGCCGCAGGCTGCAGCCGCCAAGCCAGCCACGCAGCCGGCGACGGAGCAGAAGCCGGCTGCCCAGCAGGCGCCAGCCTCGAAGCCTCCCCAGTCATGGACGGCAGCCGAGCGCGAGGTCTGGGGCAAGCTCCCGGCGGAGGCACAGCGCGCCGTGATGAGGCGCGAGCAGGAGACCGCCAAGGCCTTCCAGGAGAACGCCCAGCTACGCCGTGCGGTCGGCGAGCTCGACCAGCGGTTCCAGCAGGAGACCGGCTTCCGGCAGCAGGTGAGCGGGCTCCTGTCGCCGCTGGCCGGCGTGTTCTCGGCGCAGGGCCTCGACCCGATGCAGGGCGCGGCCAACGTGCTCCAGAGCTACGCGGCTCTGACCCTCGGCAGCCGGCAGCAGAAGGCGGGCCTACTCGCGCAGCTCATCGACCAGTTCTCGTCAGTGGATGATGTTAACTCGATCCTCTCCGGGCAGGTGCAGGCGCCGCAGCCGTACCGGCAGCCGATGCCGCCGCCGCAGGCTCAGCAGCCGGTGAACGTCGAGGACGCCATCAACAAGGCCATCGAGGCGCGGCTCTCGGCGGCGCAGGAAGCCAGAGCGGACCTGGACTGGACGGAGTACCAGAAGACGAGCCCGGAGTTCCTCGACCATCCAGGCGTGCAAGAGAACATGCAGATGATTCTCGACTCCACGCACGCCCGGGGCCGCAACCTGACGTACCCGCAGGCGTATGATTTCGCCTTGAAGATGGACCCTGAGATCCAGGGCATCCTGCAGCAGCGGGCGCAAGCCGCTGCGGTCGCCGCTCCGAACGCGCAAGCGTCCACGGCGCGGGCACGAGCCGCCGCGGCAACGGTTCGATCCAAGCCCGCCGGCCCGGCCGGCGTGGTCGCGGATCCCAAGGACCGGCGCGCGATGCTTCAGGCTGCCATGGAGCGGCAGAGGTCCTAGACGGCCGCTTCGAGGAGCCTTCGGGCCCACCTCGCTGCGAGCGAGCCCCGGCGGTGGGGCGTGAGCGAGACGGCACGGCGCCGTCCCACGCGCAACGACCGCGGACAACTCGACTTGTGGTGAGGAGCCAATGGCTGTCCCCAATCTGAGTGAAATCGCCACCGCCACGATCGACAACCGATCTGGAGTGGTGGCGGATCAGGTCACCGCTAACAACGCGGCCCTGACGTACTTCAAGAAGCGCGGCGGCATCAAGAAGCTCGACGGCGGCGACAACATCAACATCGAGATCAGCTTCCAGGAGAACGGCAACGCGGCCTGGTACAGCGGAACGGAGGCGATCTCGGTCGGACAGACCGACGTCCTGTCGAGTGCGCAGGTGCAGTGGAAGCAGCTCGCCGCAGCGGTGGTGATCTCGGGCCTCGACCAGCGCAAGAACCGGGGAGAGGCGAAGATCCTCGACCTGCTCGACGCGCGCATGGAGGTCGCCGAGAACACGCTCGCGAACTTCGTCGACCGCGGCATCTGGGGCGACGGGACGTCGTACGGCGGCCGGACCATCACCGGCATGGACGCCGCCGTCCCGACGACCGTCACGAGCGGCACGTACGCCGGCATCGACCGGCAGACGTACACGATGTGGCGGTCTCAGCTCCAGGACGACTCGGGCGCCCCGTCGACCACGACGATCCAGCCCCGCATGACCACGCTTTACGGCAAGTGCGTCCGTGGAACGGATCAGCCGGACCTGATCCTGTTCTCCCAGACCTACTGGGGGACGTTCATCGGCTCGCTCCAGGCACTCCAGCGCTTCGTGGACGCCGGCAAGGCGGAACTCGGCTTCCAGGTGGCGAAGTTCCTGGGTGCCGACGTGGTGCTCGCGGGCGGCATCGGCGGGACCGCGACGGACACGAACGGCACGGGCTACTTCCTCAACACCAAGTACGCGATGCTGGGAGTGCACACGGACTGCAACTTCCAGTCGCTGAACCCGGACAAGCGGTACTCCATCAACCAGGACGCGATGGTCGTGCTCATCGGCTGGATGGGGAACATGCTCTTCAAGGGCCCCCAGTTCTGCGGCCGGCAGATCCACCACTAACCGCGCCACGGACTGACAGGAGAAACTAAATGAGCGACTACCGAATCATCGACCCGCTGGCCGGCTTTCCCTCCGTGACGGTCGTGGACACCGCCCCGAAGGTCCCCCTCGGCTTCGAGGTGCACGCGCAGGACATCAAGCAGGCCACCACCAACGGCGACGCCTTCGGCGTCTTCCGCTACTGCCGTGGCTCCAACGTGGCGTCGTCCGGGCAGTGGGTCCAGGTCATCAACGGCAGCGCGGTGCTCCTCGCTTCGGCGAACGCTGGCAGCCAGTTCCCGATTGGCGTGGCCGCCGGCCTCCTCTCCGCGACGAACCAGTACGGGTTCGTGCAGGTGAAGGGCAGGGCCGACTACGTCCAGGGCACGAACACCGGCCTGACGCAGGGCATCCCGCACTACATCGGCGCGACCGCCGGCCAGCTCGTCTCGAACACGGCCGCCGGGCAGCGCGTGCAGGGCGCGATCGTCCCCTACACGCAGACCGCGACGTCGCTCGGCACCAACGGCGCCCAGGTCTGGGACCTCGAGCGGCCGTTCATCGCTGGCGTCACCGCCAGCCTGTAGTCCAACCGCGGAGCCGCCTCGGGCCTTCCGGCTCGGGGCGGCCCCCTTGGTCCGGAGCAGCTGATGCCCAACAAGAGAGACCTGCTCGGCGTCCCGGGAGCCTCCCGCAGCGGCATCATCGGCACGGCTACGGGATCCCTCACGGCAGCAGGTACGACACAGGCCACGGCCCTGGTCCTGAACGACGACGTGAACGTGCTGTCGACCGTGAGCGCTGGCAGCGGCGCCATCCTTCCAGCCGGGCTCGAAGTAGGCGACTCGGTGATCGTCGCCAACATGGGGGCGAACACGCTGTTGGTCTATCCGCCTGTGGGCGTCAAGTTCAACAACTACCCCGTCAACATCCCGTGCGCCCTTCTGCAAGGGCGCATCGCAACCTTCACCTGCGTGGATGCTTCAAACGCCAACGGCGCATTCATTGTGCAGTGAGCCAAGGAGGAACTTAGCGTGGAGATCGTTACCCAGGACGATCCGAGCGTCATCGGTCGGCGCAACGTCGACCTCGCCGCGTCCGCCGCCTTGCACCACGAAGGCGGATCATGGAAGAGCCAGCGCACAATCGCCCTGCTTCCCGCCGGCAAGAACATCCCGACGCGGGTGGCCGTGAACCATCGCAACATCATCAGCCCGCCGAATCAGCCTTTTGCTTGGCAGGCATGCATCGGAGAGGAGGTCGGCCAAGGCTACTCGCTCATGCTGGATGCCCTCCTGGAGCATCCCGAGTTGCGGACGTGGGACTACGTGCTCACAGTCGAGCACGACAACCTAGTCCCGCCAGATGCGTACGTGAAGCTTCTCCGAAGCATGGAGGCTCATCCAGAGTACGCTGCGATCTCTGCCTTGTATTGGACGAAGGGCGAGACCGGGGTGCCGCAAATCTGGGGCGACGTCCGCGATCCGGTGGTGAACTACCGGCCGCAGTCGCCAGAGCCTGGCCGACTCGTCGAGTGCTACGGCCTCGGGATGGGCTTTGTTCTCCACCGCATGTCGATGTTTCGGGAGCTCGCAGAACGGAAGCTCGAGCGCCCGTGGTGGAAGACGCGGGCGGACGTGGACGGCGTGAACACGCAGGACATCTACTTCTGGCAGCGCGTCCGGCCGCTCGGCTACCGCTGCGCAGTCGACTGCGACGTGAAGTGCGGACACCTCGACACAAGCACTGGCATCGTGTGGTGACCCACACGCTTCTCTCTCCCCACCCAGGAGAAACCGTGAAATTGGATCTTGGCTGCGGATCGCACAAGGAACAAGGATTCGTCGGAGTGGACGCCCAGAAGAGCGAGGGTGTGGACGTCGTCTGCGACCTAGGCGCAGAGAAGTGGCCCTTTGCCGATGACAGCGTGGACGAGGCCCGCGCCTCGCACGTCATCGAGCACCTGCCTGGTGAGCGCGTCGACTTCAAGCTCAACGTGGACTGGGAGCGGCACACCCACAGCGTGGCTCGCGTCTTGACCTATCCGCGTGCTCACTTCTTCAACGAGCTGTGGAGGGTGCTCAAGAAGGGCGCGAAGGCCACCATCGTCACTCCCTGCTGGTCGTCCTGCCGAGCCTACGGCGACCACACCCACCAGTGGCCGCCGGTGTCCGAGTTCCTCCTCTTCTACCTGGATGCGGACTGGCGCGCGGTCCACGCGAAGCACGATCCGGTGACGTACACGTGCAATTTCGCGCACTCGCACGACTACATCGCGAGCCCTGCGTTCACCGGCCGATCCCAGGAGTTCATGTCGTTCGCAACCGCCTTTTATAAGGAGGCCGCGCAGGACATGGTCGCGACCGTGATCAAAAAGTAACCGGCTCGCTAGGGCCGGTCAGGGGCCGCCCGATCCTGGGTGGCGGGCGGCCCCGCTATTCACCCAGACGCCCAGCAGGAGCACGCATGGCAGCAGACCCACTGATCCAGAAGTACCGAGGGGGCGAGGCGTTCGTCGACAGCGACTCCGGTGAGCCGGTCAGCGAGGCCGGCGGGTGCTGGATCGAGTTCCACGCCGGGACAAAGCCGGATGACCTCCTGACGGAGGGCGGCGTCATCGAGAAGCGGCACCCACAGGTGGCGGAGATCCGCCGGATGGAGCGCGAGGCCCTGGCGCTGCTCCGGAGCGAAGACGTGTTCGCCGAGCCGGAGCCCCTGGTGGTGGCCGAGCCTCCGCCGATGGCTCTCCCGGCGGAACCGGCGGCGCCTGCGCAGAACGCCAACGACGCAGCCCGCAGGGAGCACGCCAAGGAAGCGGCGGCATGGCGCTCTCTCAAGGCCGAGGCGGAAGAGCAGTACCGAACCGCGGGCGCCGCGCATGCAGCCAGCGTCCAGGCGCATGCCGAGTGGGAAGAGCGCCGCCAGGAGCACGACAACCGCCTCAAGGAACAGGCAGCGTTGCTCAAGCCCCACCACGAGCACGATGACATCTGGGTCGTGCAGCCGGCGGGGCGGCCCATCTTCCGCGACGTGGAGATGATCCGGATCGTCATCCCCGGGGACAAGGACAACATCGTTGACCGCGAGGTGCGGCCCTCGGACATCCAGACGTACCGCACGCAGTACACTCGCTGGAAGGAAGGCAAGACGCAGACGATGGCGGGCACGCCGCTCGCGCAGTGGCCCAAGGTCACGGCAGCGCAGGTCCAGGAGCTCTCGCACTTCCACGTGCATACGGTGGAGCAGCTGGCGGCCACCAGCGACGTGCACATCCAGAACATCGGCCCCTTCATGGCTCTGCGGCAGAAGGCGCGCGACTGGATCGCGACCTCTCGAGGCACTGCGCCGATCGAGGAGGCGCGCGCGGAGACGCGCCGCGTTGCCGAGGAGAACGCCGAGTTGAAGCGCCAGCTCAAGGACCTGGCTGACGTGGTGGCCGAGATGCGCGGCGGGAAGGCGCAGGGCCAGGTGCAGCAGCCGCAGCGGCGGTGATAGGGGGACGGGCCTGTGGCTGCTACGGACTACGACCTCTTTTTCGGCACCAGCAACACGGGCCTGTCCCCGACGTTTCTCGTCTACGTCGATGCCACCAGCGGTGCGTCGCTGTCCGCTCCGACGCTGGCCGAGGTGTCCGGATCCCCTGGCCTGTATCGGTTCAGCGTCGACTGGGCCACGGTCGGCGCAGCGTCGATCCGCTACATCACGAGCAGTCTCAACGGCGTCCAACTCGAGGACACCATCACGTCCTCGCCGTCACCGGGTACGGTGACCCCCTCGGCCCGCGTGCAGAACCTGGCACTCTACCCGACCGCGAAGACGGTGCTGAACCGGACAGCATCGCAGGTGGGTCTGACGCAGCTCGACGACCCGTACGCGTCCACGGACCAGGCGTGGGTGCTCCTGCGCGATCTGCTCATCTCGGCGGGAAGCGATCTCCAGCGCGATGGCCCGGACGACGGCTGGACCAACTTCATTCAGCCGGCCAGCTTCGCCACGGACGGCGTGACGCAGAGCTATATGCTGCCGAGCGACTTCCGGGCGATCGTCGCCGACACGATGTGGAACCGCTCGACACGCTTCCCTGGGGTGGGGCCGCTGTCTCAGCAGCAGGTGGCGGCGCTCCAGGCGCGGCTGGTCGCGGTGGTCATTCGCTACGTGTATCAGATCGTCGGCGGGATGCTCATCTCCCCGGTGGTGCCTCCCGCCGGCGCCACGATCGCATTCACGTACGTGTCGTCGTACTGGGTGCAGAGCTCGGCCGCCTCCGCTCCGGACCAGGACAGGCCCGCAGCGAGCACGGATCGGCTCCTCTTCGACGAAGAGCTCCTCATCTCGCTGCTCAAGCTCAAATACCTGGCGGAGAAGGGATTCGACACGACGCGCGCTCAGTACGACTACGACCGCCACCTCGAGAGCTACATCAGCAGGAACGACCCGATCTCCGTGCTCAGTCTGGGCGGAGGTACGGTGCGCTCGTTCGATCGAATGATCGACGGGAACAACGTCCCCGAGGGGAACTGGGGCCTCTGATGCTCGCTGCGCGCCACCGCGGGCAGGCTCAGCGCCTCCGCACGTTCCACTTGGACGCTCCGGTGGGCGGCGACGACACGGTCAGCCCGGGCCTAGCGATCCCGGCCTCAAACTCGATCTTCTCCTACAACTGCATCGGTGCCGAGTACGGTCTGCGCTCTCGGTTGGGCTGGCGGGAATGGGCGATCCTCGGGACCGGCGAGCAGGTGCGGAGCCTGCTGCCGTACACCGGCAGCACCGGAGACGGCTCCGCGAATCGCCTGTTCGCCTGCACCACCTCCGGCATCTGGGACGTGAGCGCCTCGGGCGACACGTCCGGGCATGGCGTGGCGCCCACGCAGGTCGTCACGTTCGGCACACAGAACGGCGACTCCGGGTGGGGGTCGTCGACCGTCTTCGTGAACGCTGCCGGTGCTCACTTCCTCGTCTACTGCGACGAGGCGAACGGCTATTACTCGTACGCCGAGAGCGGCTCAACGTGGACGGCTGGAGGCATCGCCGGGACGGCGATCTCCGGCGCTGATCCGGCCAAGCTGGTGTCGGTGCTGCCCTGGAAAAACCGGCTGTGGTTCGTCGAGCGGGACTCCTCGCGCGGTTGGTACCTCGACATCGGAGCCGTGTCAGGGGCCGCAACCGCATTCGTCTTCGGGTCCCGCTTCCAGCGCGGCGGCGACCTCCGATCCCTGGCCTCGTGGACCGGCGACGGCGGGGCCGGCATCGACGATTTGCTGGTGTCGATCAGCGGCGGCGGCGACGTGCTGGTCTACCAGGGCACGGACCCCGCCAGCGCAAGCACGTTCGCGCTCAAGGGCGTGTGGTACGCAGGGTCGGTGCCGGCGGGCCGGCGGCTCACGACCGACAACGGCGGCGACCTGCTGCTGATGACGAGCACCGGCGTGCTGCCGGTGAGCCGGCTCACCACCGGTGTGAACCCGATCCAGGACCGCAGCCTCTACAGCACCGAGCGGATTGCCAACCTCTGGAACCAACTCCAAGTCCAGAGCTCGAGCCTGCGGGGCTGGGCGATGCGCATTCACCCTCAGGACAGTGCGCTGATGGTGCTGGCGCCAACGACCTCCGGGCAGCCCTCGCAGCCGCTCGTGATGAGCCTCATCACCCGGGGCTGGCACCGGTACCGCGACATGCCGATCGGCGTCTGCGCGGAGCCCTGGGGTGGCACGCTCTACTTCGGCACCGAGGATGGGCGCGTCTGCGTGAACGACGGGTACCTCGATGGCGTGCTGCTCTCGGACCCGAACAGCTACACGCCGATCGACTGGAGCGCGCTCACTGCGGCGTCGAACCTCGGAGCGCCGACGAATAAGCGCATCAACTGGATCGACGCGGAGGTCGTGAGCCAGGGCGGCGCTGTCCCTCTGAACGCGGAGGCTCGGTACAACCTCGACATGAGCGAGGCGGCGATCCCGAGCTCGACCACCAGCACGACCAGCGCGGCCGTTTGGGGCACGTCACTGTGGGATACGGGCGTCTGGGGCGGTGCCTACGAGACGCAGCGGCGGCGCTTCGGAGCCTACGGGACGGGCCGAGAGGTCGCGGTTGCCGTGCGTGGGCTCGCCACGTCGCGCATGACGCTCGTGGGGCTCGACATCGGGTGGGAGCAAGGGGGGCTGCGATGAAGTGGCAGATCGCTCCGCCGGACCATCTTCCCTGGCTCGCCAGGCGCGCCAAGCTCTCGATCGGGCCGAACCTCCGCGCGCTCGAGGTCATCGACGACACCGGCTCGATCCGTGGAATGGTGGGGCTCGACGTCGGCGTCCCGAACAGCGTCGCCTTCCATATCGCCCTCGACTCCCCGATCGCCCTGCGCCGCGTGATGCGCGAGGCGTTCGCGCTCGCATTCCAGGGGCTCGGGAAGCAGGTGGCGACCTGCATCGTCATTGGGAGCAACGCGCGGTCCAGGCGGCTCGTTGAGCACCTCGGGTTCCGGCTCGTCTTCACGGGCCGCGACTACTGGGCGCCCGGCGAAGACATGCTCCTGTACGAGATGCGCCGCGAGGAGTGCCGGCTGCTCAACCCGGCGGCATCGCAGGGCGAAACTGTACATGAGGAGGCGGCCTGATGGGTGGGAGTTCCTTTGGAAAGGGGAGCAGCGCGCCCGCGGCACCTGACTTCAACGCTGCAGCCCAGCAGCAGGCGCAGTCGTCCCAGAACGCCGTCAACCAGCAGACTGCGGCGAACAGGCCGAATCAGACCAACGCCTTCGGCGCGTCGACCGTGTGGGGTAGCGGACCCAACGGTCAGCCGACGCAGACCACTTCCTTCGGCGGCCCGCTCGCGGCCGGAGTGGGCAGCCTCGAGAGCCAGATCGGCTCGCAGGGCGCGCTCGGCACCGGAGACCAGGCGCGGAACCAGGCCATCAACGCGACGTATGGCCAGATGACGTCCCGGCTCGACCCGCAGTGGGCGCAGCGGGATGAGCAGACGCGCGCGCAGCTCGCCGCGCAGGGCCTCGACCCGGGAAGCCAGGCGTACGACACCGCCATGGGCAACCTCGGGCGCGAGCGGAACGACGCGTACACGAGCGCGCTCAACAACTCGATCGCGAACGCGAACCAGGCGCAGGCGCTCACGTTCGGCCAGAACCTGCAATCCCAGATGGCCCCCTACCAGCAGCTCGGCGCGCTCCAGGGGCTCTCGGGGCAGGCCGGGTTCAGCCAGGCCGGACAGGCGCAGCCGACGCAGTACCTGCCGGCGGCGATGGCGGGGTACCAGGGCGCCCTCCAGGGCTACGGAATCGACCAGCAGGGCAAGAACAGCGCGATGGGCGGCCTCTCGAGTCTTGGCGGCACGGCAGCCATGGCGGGCGCCATGTCCGACGAGCGGCTCAAGGACAACATCGAGCGCCTCCCGGACGAGGCGATCCCGGGCGTGCACTGGGCGCGCTGGAAGTGGAAGACCGGCGGCGACGGATTCGGGGTCATCGCCCAGGACCTCGAGCGCGTCCGGCCGGATCTCGTGACGATGCGGGACGGGTTCCGAGTGGTGGACTATGGCGGGCTGCTGGCTGGGAGGTAGAGCATGGACGAGGACGCGCTGATGCAGGCGGCGAGCGGTGGCAGTCCCCTGGCGGCGGCCATGCGTCGCGCCCAAGGTAAGCAGTCAGGGCCTGCGTTGCTTGACGTAGCGTCGATGCTGCCTAGCGTTGCAGGGGCGCCGTCTATGTCCGGAAGCGTCCCGATGATGGGCCCTGCGGCGGCGCTCCCTGGCGCAATCTCGCTGCTCCGGAGGCTGTGATGGACGAAGATCTCCTGTACCAGATGCTGAGCGACCCACAGATGGCGGCGGCACTCGCCGCGATGGGCTCGTACGGCGATCGGCAGGCGCTCGAGGGCCAGCAGGCGGAGCGCGGCCAGGGCCTCTACGCCACGCCGACCGCCCAGGGGCGCCAGGTAGGCAACACCTACGTCGCGGCGAGCCCGTGGGAGCACCTCGGAGTGGCCGCGCAGAAGGCGCTGGGAGCGAAGCAGCTCGGCGACGCGGTCAGCCAGCAGCGCGCCCTCCTGCAGCAGGACATGGCCACGCGCCAGCGCTTCGGGAGCTCCCTTGCGGATGCGATGCGGCGCTCGAGGCAAGCGCAGCCGCAGGCATTCGACCCCCGTGACGCTGGGTGGTACTCGGGGATCGACAACCCTGACAACTACGGGTAAACGATGGACGCTGGCGACCTGATGGACCTGTACACCTCCGACGATCCGTCGATGGCTCGCGCCCGCGCGGACGCCATGAGCCGGAACGCGCAAGGGCTACAGGGCGCAGGGCTCGTCCTTCGCTCTCTGGCCGGCCAGCGAGACCCGACGGGCGGCCTCCTCTCGCAGATCGGCCAGCACGAGGAGGACCAGCTCGCGCAGGCGGCACAGCACCGGGCCCAGATGGACGTGCAGCGCCAGCACTACGCGAACGAGTCCGCGTGGCGGAATGCGATGCTGGGCGTCAACCAGCAGAAGGCGGACCAAGCTGGCTCACTGCTCGCACTCAAGGCGGGAGAGGTCAAGCCCATGCAGGACGCATGGGGGAACATTGTCACTCCAAGGAAATACCAAGTCAGCCCAGGGCTTCTGGCGGGGCAGGGGCAGGCCGGAGGCGACGCGGCGCAGCCGGGGCCGTCCCGAAGGCTCCTCGTGAATCCGAACGCGCCACGACAGCCGGCGCCGGCCGCCTCGAGCGCGCAGCCCGCTGGCGGTGCTGCTGCGGTCGGGCCTCCGCCCGGATCCGGAATGTCTCAGGACGCATTCGACCAGGCGGCAGAGCAGTATTACCGGCAGGGTAAGGCGGGTCACTACGGCAAGGCCCAGGGCATCATGGAGCGCGCGTTCCGGGGCCGGATCGCCCAGCTTCACCCGGGCGAGGACCTGGCGTCCACGCAGGGGGCCTTCACCGCGGACACGGCCTCGCTCAAGAAGCAGCAGCAGCTGCTCGACCTGACGCAGAGCTGGGAGAACACCGGCAAGGCAAACCTGGACATCCTGCGCGAGGTTTCCGGTGGGCTCGTCAACACCGGGAGTCCTCTCGCGAACCGGCCGCTTAGGTGGCTCTACCAGAACGCCGCTGGCGATCCGAGCGTGACGAAGTTCCACGCCGCGCACTCGGCGGTAGTGAACGAGTACGCGAAGATCTTGTCCGGCAACACCGGCGGTGGAGGCGTAACCGAGGGCGCTCGCCACGAGGCCGAGGCGATGTTGCCGCTCGACTCGACTCCCGAGCAGATCGCGGCGGCGGCGGACGTGCTCGAGAGGGACGCTGGGAACCGCCTCTCCGCGCTCAAGGGGCAGGCTGCGGCTACGCAGGCGCGAATGGGCCACAAGACCTCGCCTGTGGCTGCTCCGGCTGGCGCGGCGGCGCCGGCAGCCGAGATCCCCACCGTGCAGAGCCCCGAGGAGGCACGGAAGCTCGCGCCGGGGACGAGGTTCAAGACTCCTGACGGAAGGGTCCTGGTGCGCTGATGGCCGACCAGTGGGCCGAGTTCAAGAACGCCGCGCCGGCGGACCCGTGGTCGGAGTTCCAGCCAGCTGCGGACGCCAGCAACCTCGCGCACGCCGGGGCAAGGGCGCCAGACATCGGCAGAACGGCAGCGTTCGGGCGCGGCGCAGCCCAGGGCGCGACGCTAGGGTTCGGCGACGAGCTTCAAGGGCTCATTCAGGCTGCGCTGCCGGTTCCCGGAGACGCCGGCACGTTCGCCGAGCGGTATCGTCGGGAGCGCGATGCGGCGCGCGCCGCGAACGAGGCCGCCAAGCAGGCGCATCCGGTTCTGTACCGGGTCGGCAATGTGGCCGGAGGAGCAGCGCCCACCCTGCTCGCTCCGGCGGCCAAGGCAGCGCAGGGCGCGAGCCTTCTGACGCGCGCAGGGGTCGGCGCGCTCAACGCGGCGCCGATGGGAGCTGCGTTCGGAGCCGGAGAGTCCACGGCTGCCACGCCTGGCGGTATCGCCACGGATGCGGCCCTTGGTGCCGCCGGCGGCGCAGCTCTTGGCGCCGCTACGCCGGTGGTCGGAGGGCTGCTCAAGAAGGGGGCGGCCGAGGCAGCCGAAGGCCTAGGCGGCCGAGCCCTGCGCTACGGCCGAAACGCCATCGCTGGCGTGACCAACGCTCTGGCGCGCCGCAAGCCGCTCGCGCCCGAGGCTGTGGAGGCGGCATTCCAGGCTGGTGCGATCCGGCCCGGGTCGACCGTCGAGGGCATCGCCAACCGCCTACAGGAGGCCGCCGATCCGCTCGCGGACCGCTACGGCCAGATTCTGCGAGACCTTGAGGCCAAGGGCGTGACGGGCCCGAACGCGGCGAAGATGGCTGGCGATCTCTTGGCGGAAGCGCAGCAGGCATCGAACAATTCCATCATCGGGACGCGGGCCGAGGCCCTCGCCGACACCGGAAGGAAGCTCCTCAGCAAGCCTACCGCGGGCGTGGCGCCTGGCGGCGATCTGGGGCTCATGCAGACCGAGCTCATGAAGCGCGAGCTGCAGAACGCCGCGGCCGGAGACTTCGTGAAGGAGGGCCGTCTATCGCTGTCGGGGGCGGCGCGCAAAGAGATCGCGGGGCGATTCAAGGGTGCGATCGAGGATGCCGTTGCTCAGCAGGCGCAGAAGGCGCCCGACGAGGCGGCTGCGTTCGTTCCCGTCAAGGAGCAGCTCCACAACACGCTCCAGGCCCTCGGTGCGGCGAGAGAAGGCGCCGGCAGGTACGCGCGCCGCTCGCCGTTCGGGCTCCACGAGGCGATGGGGCTCGCGACCGGCATCGCCACCGGGAACCCGGCGGAGGCCGTGGGGTCGCTCGGGCTGATGCACGCACTCAAGGAGCGCGGGTCCTCGACAGCGGCGTGGCTGGCTCGCCAGGGCGCCCAAGGGGCGCGACGCCTGGCGGGCGTCGAGGCTGCTCGAGCTCCGCAGTCGGCCGTGCTCGCGCTCAACCCGGAGGTTTCGGCGCTGGCCGAGGCGATGCGTCGCGCGCGGGTGGCTGGTCCGCTGCCCGCGGAGGCGGAGGATCAACAGTGATCCGGCACCACCAAAACAGGAACGCCACCGCCAGGCGCAGAAGCATTCGGAGCACGTACCGCAGCCGCGACATGGAACGGAGATCCTAGCACATGCCCCGCAACTCAAGCGGCACGTACTCCCCGCCCAGTGGGCAGCCGGTGGTGTCCGGGACGGTCGTCTCGGCGGCGACGCAGAACACCCTCGTCAACGACATCGGCACCGAGCTGACGGACTCTGCCAGCCGCAGCGGGAAGGGCGGGTTCACGGCTCCGGTGCGCGGCGCGGACGGTTCGCTGTCAGCGCCGACGTTCTCGTTCACGAACGAGACCGGCTCGGGCTGGTACCGCGTCGCGTCCAACATCATCGCGTGGGTGATCGCGGGCGTGGAGCGGTTGCGGGCTACGGCTACTGGCGTGGCGGTGACGGGGACGCTGAGTTCTACCGGGACGCTATCCTCCACTGCGTCCCTTTTACTGAACGGCAGCGGAAACCAAAACATCTACAAGTCCAGCGGCGGCAATCTCTTTGTCGGCAGTTCCGACGCGAGCGAATGGTACCTGGTGCAGAACGGGATCAGCCGCGCGAAGGTCACAGCCACCGGCGTTGACATGCAGGGCTACCCTATTAGCAACTGCGCTTCGCCGGCAAGTTCTGACCAGGCATCGACGAAGGGGTACGTTGACGCGACTAGGCCGAAGGCGTATGGGGTCCTGTCGGTAGGGTCGGCAGGCGCGGTCACGGTAGGTGCGGGGAGCTTCAATATCGCCAGCGCCAGCTACTCCGGGTCAACGCTGACGATTACATTGTCGTCGGCGCTGCCAAACTCTAGCGGCGCGGTCGTGGCCCTATTCCAGGCAAACACGTTCAGTGCTGCATCGCTCACAGGATCCGTTAACACCGCCAGCAGCGTGAGCCTTACCCCGTACGATGCTTCGTTTGTCGCAAAGAACTGGAGCCTGGGAGTAAACGTGAATGTAGTCGTCTTCGGGAGCTAATGGCGGCACCAAGCCAAAGAGCCCGGGGATGGCGCACAGGTCCGAGCGGCCGAATCGGACGAGACGGAGCACCACGCGAGAAGGCCGCCGTGTGCGTCGAACCACATTTCCTGGTGCCCCCCGTCTGCGGCCGGGTGAACGCTCATGCTCGCGATACATGGCGCGTCCGGCCCCCCGCACGCCGCCAGTATCATCACGACCACGATCGCCAGTTTCTTCATGCTGCCTCCTAGGCCCATAGACCCTACGCCCATAGCGAAAAGAGAACCAGCCCAAAGGGGCGGTACACGGCTCAACCCGGCGGGATGAGGGACGTATCCTGGGTAGGTGAGCGAGCGCTGGGTGTATGTGCAGTCGACGGGTGAGCTCTGGCGCGGCGCGGAGCTGGCAGGCCGCGGCTACTCCGGGGCCGGCGACGCGAAGAACCGGCCCGAGTGCCAGGACCAGCACGGCAGAGGGCCGATCCCGTGCGGCTGGTGGCGGATGGGGCCGGCGATTCACCATGCCCACCTCGGCCCGCTCTCGATCCCGCTCGCGCCGTGCGAGGGGACCCAGACCTTCGGCCGGTCCGCGTTCTTTTGCCATGGCGACTCGCTGAGCGCCCCGGGGACGGCCAGTGAAGGCTGCGTTATCATGCCGCACGACGTACGGGCGGCCCTAGCCGCGAGCCCCGATCGCATACTCGAGGTCGTGGCCGTGCGGCTGGCCCAGGAGGTCGCGTGATCGCCTGGCTCAAGATCTGGTTCTCGAACCTTGTCTTCGCGCTCAAGTGCCGCGCTGGCTTCCGGCTTCTCGAGTACATCGGAAGCGTGACCGGCATGGTCAAGGCCCTCGAGATGGCGGAGGACGGGGATTGCTGCTTCGACCTCGTCATCGACGGGCCGCCCTCGCCGCTGCTTGCCTACAAGACCAGCGGCGCGACACACATATGCGAGACGCTGCACTGCGAGATCGTTCCGGCGGACCGGGCGCGGCTCTCGGCGGAGATCGCCAAACTCAAGATCGGCGTGCGGGTGCGGGTCTCCGGCCGGCGAGCCTGGGACGGCTGCCACCATGGCAAGGGGCTGCTCTTCGACGCGCTGATGGTGCTGCTCGGCGCGGCGCCTACGCTTGACGGCTGGATCGAGTGCCATCCTTGCACGTCGCTCGAGGTACTCCAGTAGCGCAACCGGAGGGGACCGTGGCCATTCAGCTGAGCGAGATCGCCCGCCGAATCAAACAGGACCGCATGAAGCTGGCCCGGTACAGCCGAGGCTTTCTGCTTTGGGCGGCCACTACTGTCGGGTTGGTGCTCGCCGCCGGCATCGACGCGGCGTTGACGTGGAGCCCGAAGCAGTGGGCGGCGCGCCTCGCCGTGGCTGGTCTTGCTGGTGGAGCGGGCCTGATCACGGCCGGCGAGAAGAATCCCAAGTGACTACCCAAGCGCGCATCCTCGGCCTGACCTGGGTCCAGCTCGCGTGCCTGCTCCTTGCGGCCGGCTACCTGACCGTGGAGATTGTCGCGCTCGCCACCGGGGCTAGGCTCATCTCGCCGACGATGCGGGACGACGCGCGGCGGTGGCTCATCTGGCCGTTCCTGTTCGGCGTCCTTGCGGGCCACTTCTACGGTCCATCATTCCCGCGCGTCGCCTGGTGGACGCCGCTCGTGATCGCGGGCGTGGGTGCGGCCATCTTCGTCCGTGACCTGCTCATGCGCGGCCGGGTGCCGCTCCCTGTAGAGCCGGCGATCCTGGCGTGGGGTCTTCTGCTCGGAGCTACGCTCTGGGCGCAGCAGGGCGGTGCTCCGTGAGCGAGCTCACCACCCCTCTCGTCGGCGTCGGCGTCTCGACCGTGATCGGCCTCTTCGGCTGGCTCGTCAAGCGCGCCCTGTCGGTGCAGGACCGGGCGCAGGCGGCCCGCGACACAGTGGAGGAGCGGCGGCACGAGGCTATCCAGCAGATGCTCCGGGAGCAGAAGGAGTCCCTCCAGACCGAGATCCGCGCGACTCGCTCGGACGTGCGGCTGGTGGTGGGCGAGGTGGCTGAGCACGGCGAGAAGCTCTCCGGCGCGGCGGTGGCGCTTGATGCCGTCGCCGGCCGGATCACCAGGGCCGAGGCGGAGATCCAGAAGCTGGTCCGCTACGGGTGCGCGCACCGCCCGTCGTGCAGCGGCGGCGGCGAAGGAGGCAGCGAGGAATGACAGATGTGCTCTCGCCAGCTCGAAGCGGTGGACCTGGCGCAGGCCGGGATGAGGCTCGTCTGGATGACGCTCCAGCTCCTGCCGCCGAGCGACGAGAGGTCCCGGATCGTGCGTGAGATCGCGTCCGCAGTCGCGCGCGCCGTCGAGCTCGCGAAGAGGGGGAACCAGTGATCGTGCTCTCATGGGTTTGGGTGCATCGCGCGGCGGTGGCGGTCGGCGCGTTGGCGCTGGTGGCAGTCACGGCTGTCGCCGGCTGGAGCCGGGACCGCTCCGCGCTCCAGCAGGCCCGTGCCGAGGCGCAGAAGTTGGCCGAGGCCCAGGGCACGCTCAGGGGCGAGATCGTCGCTCGGGAGGCCAAGGCGCGCGACATGGAGGCCGCTGCAGCGAGCCTGCGAGACGAGATCGATCGGGTGAAGCGGGAGGCTCCGGGGGCGAAGATCGTCTACGTGGACCGGCTCGTCACCGGCCCCTCGCAGGCGCACGGCGCGCCGCGGCCGGAGCCGACGATCCCGGCGGCGCAGCACCCGTGCCCTCCCTGCCTCCTCGCCGAGGGCGACTCCGGGCACGTGGATGTGACGACGTCTGGCCTCGAGACGCGCGCCGGGAATCGGGTGGTGGTGGGCCGAGCGGCGTGCATGCGGGATGCGCCTGCGCCGCCCACGGAGGTGCTCTCCGGGACGTTCAGTGCGCCCCTGTCGGTCTCGCTCGAGGAGCCGCATCCGCTCCCGGCGCCAGCGCGGCCGCGCTTCTCCCTCGCGGGCGGTCCGGCGTGGAGTTTGTTGCGGGGCATCCCGAACGGTGGCGGCGGGTCGCTCGGACTGCGCGTCATCGGCGGGTGGTGGATCGAGACGGGCGGAGTAGCGACCAGCGACAGCTCAGCGGCGTTCGCCTGGCTGCGGAAGGAGTGGTGATGGGAACCGGCACGGGCAAGCAGGTGATCTCGGACCTCTCGGACTTCCCTGCCAAGCAGGACGTCGGAGGCGCCACGCACGCGGTGAAAGACTGGCTCGACCTGTTGGCGCCGCTCGCATCGCCGACCTTCACCGGCTCGCCCACGGTGCCCGGCTACGCCCCCCTCGCCTCCCCCGCCTTCACGGGCGCGCCCACGGGCGACTTCTCGGCCGGGTCGATCCTCCCCTCCGGCTCCTCCACCGCACGGACGCTGGCGGCGCACCTCTCCGGCTGGATCAACACCACCACGGCGACCCTGGCCGCGGATGCGACGGAGGCGGCTGCGCAGGGGATCGGGCTGCTCGTCGCACGGCCCGTCACCATCACGACCGCGATCAACCTCGGCGCGGTCCCGGTGCGGCGCGAGGGAGGCGGGAAGTTCGTGGTGAACACCGGGGGCTCGCTCACCGGTACCGGCCCCCTGGAAGCCGGGCTCTCGCTGCTGTTCGACACGTCGGGCGGCGGGACTGTGACGTTCGCGTGGAAGGTCGATGTCGTTTACCCGCAGTGGTGGGGGGCGCTAAGCGACGAAAGCCACGACGACACGACGGCGGTGCAGGCCGCCTTCGATGCCGCGACCTCCATGGCGGCGACCTGGGGTAGCGCGACCGTTCGCACGCCGCCAGGCATCAACGGCAAAGGATACCTGATCACGAACACCGTGATCCTTCACCCGGGCGCCAGCCTGGACATGGCCGGGGGGCACTTCCTCTATTCGGGCACCTTCGATCGCGCCGCCCTCCAGATAGGCGACCTGACGGCAGACACCTACGCCAAGGAATTCAGGCGCATCCATGTGGAGTCTGCCGCCGGCAATACGTTCACGAACGAAGCGTACGTGGGCGTTAAATTCGAGCGGCTGGTGAGGTCCAAGGTACACATAGCCAAGGCCGGAAACTTCACGATCAGCGCACAGCTATGGGGGACGCAGGTAGCATATAACACGTTCTTCGTTGGTGACCTGTTGAACGCGCTCGTGCATCTCGACGTGAACTGCGGGGAGATCAGTTCCTTCATCAACGAAAACGTCTTCATCGGCGGCCGATACGGGAACGATTCCAGCTACCCGGCCGCGGTGAACAGCTACGGGATCCGGTTCACCGCAGCGTCTGGCGCGTACCACACCAACAACAACAATGTCTTTCTCAAGCCCTGCTTCGAGTTGACTGACGGTAACGTGGGCGTGGAGCGCATCCCCTGGTATATCAACGGGGCAGGCATCTACAACACGATCGAGAACGCTAGAGCAGAGAACGGGCGCGGGCCGGTGCTCAAGTGCGTCGGAACGACGAGCGGCGCCCCCGCATACGGTAACCGCATGTCTCTCGGGTACGGAGCGGGGCCAAACCTGGTGCAGGCCCCGACAAACATCGGCGCGTGGGCCTACGCGAATGTGGTGACATCATCTTCCGTCCTGGCGCCGAACGTTGGCCCATCGTGGGATAGCGGCGATCTGCAAAGCAAGGCGTTCGGCATCACCTCCAACACGATCGCGGTCAAAGGGCTGTTTACTCAGTTGTCGTCCTCTACCGTTTCCGGGTACGCGAACTTCGGCGAAATCCTGTTCGACTCGGTATCAGTGACCGTGAGTCAGGGGTTCGGCGTCTACGTCGACACGAGCGTCTTCAAGCAACTCGTCGTGCAGACCCACACCAAGAACGGGCGTGGAGGGCGCATCGGCGTAGTGTGCTACAGCTCCGCCGGAGCCATACTGGACAACACAGGCCCGAACGCTCCGTACGCGGCGGGCCCTGGCGTCGGCGGGACTGCGGCGTTTGGGTACATCTACAGGACTGGATCCGACGGCGCGAACCGGATCACGTTCTCGCTCGGCGCTGACGTCGCTTATGTGAAGGTCATCATCTCCGGCGGCTCCAACCCGATCAACCTGACGAGAATCCAGATCGGGGTCCCAGACATCACGTTCGGCGCGACCGGACTACGAGTGTGGACGGGACTGGGGCAGGACGCGAACTCTGTGTTCTGCTCGGCGAAGCCGGACACGTACCTGGGCGGCGGCTTCGCTGCCCGCGGCTTCCCGTGCCTCAACGGCAGCGCTGCGAGCGGCGCCCCGGCGAGCTGGACAGCAACCACCGCCGGATGGAACGCGGCTGCGTGGGTCGCCAGCACGGCCTATGTCGTCGACCAGGTGCGGGCCAACGGAGGGAACGTCTACGTGGTGCGGGTGGCCGGCACGGCTGCCGGCTCTGGGGGCCCCACCGGGACCGGAACCGGGATCGTCGATGGCGGGGTCACGTGGGACTACGTCGGGCCCGCGGCGGTGTTCGCGACGAGCCCGAACCTGCTCTAGTAACCGTGCCCCACCGCGACCTCCAGCGCCGCGCGGAGACATTCGCCCGCCAGGCCCGGGACGCGGCGGTGACGGCGCTCGGCGACATCGAGAGGCACCTACTCCTGAGCTGCGCCGGCCACTGGGACGAGGTGGTCCGGCACGTGGACCGAGCAGTGCGGGCCCGGCAGGCGGCGGAGAGGGCGCGGAGGAGCGGGGGATGAGAAGACGAAGGCCACGCCGGGTCCGAACCGACGTGGCCTTCGATGTCGTCCGGCCTACTGACGTAGGCGCCTGATGTGCGAAGGATACCATGGGACTATCGCCGCAGCCACCGCGCGAGCAGCAGGATCGCCACCATCCCCACGGCGCAGAACAGGGCCATCCTCGCTTCGGCTCGATGCCTCATCCCCCGAGCCTGCCACGCGGCGGCCCGCTCGTCACCCTGGCGATCGTGGGACGCGCGCGCATCCCGGCTCGTGCGGCGCCGCACCGGGGAGCGCCAGCAGCCTCGGGCTCGCCGTGTGGTGGCAGGCCTCGCAGCGGAGCAGGTCCGGGCTGTCGCGCAGGTACTCCCAGCCGGGGTGGTCGGGGTCGGCGAGCCAGCCGGGAGGCGCCCTGTTCCGCGCCAGCGGCGTGACGACCCAGGCGTCCAGGCCCCCGCACAGCCAGCCGGACACGCGGTCGCTGAACACGAGCCGCCCGTCCACGACCAGCACGGCGTACCCGGCTGAGCGGTGCATCGCTGCGAGCGCCTCGGCCTCGTTCGCGCCGAGCCAGACGCCGCAGCCGAAGCCGTCCTTGGTCTCGATCCGGTACGCTGCCATGGGTGACCTCCGAAGTGGGGTCGGACGGTCTACACGAGCTGCCGGCGGGCGTCACCAGGCCGGGGCTGGCTAGGCCGGCGCTCGCAGCGTCAGACATCCAACCCCATGGCGACGCGAGCGCCAAGCATGACGGCGCCGCCGAATGTGTTCCCGGAGTGCCCGCTGTCGAACGGGACCAGCTTCCGCTGCTCATCGCAAGATAACGCCCGGAAGCCATCGACTTCCTTGCGCGCCTCCTCCTTCGTTTTGCCCAGCAGCCGCGGCCGGAAATAGTCGGCGAACTTCACGGCCTCGGTGCAGCAAAACAGTTCATACGCGCCGGAGTCCAGAAAGAATGGCTCGAACCCTCCGGCTTCGACGACGAACCGATCCATGCGGGCCTTGAGCGGCGGAGGCAAGGCGTCCAGTTCGGTCCGCCATACGTGATGATTCGCGTCGTACTCCAGGCGCCTCTTCGCGGCGATCTCAGCCAACTGTTCCTGCCGGTCGCGCTCCATTGCGGCGGCATCCTTGAACCACAGCACGTACCCATCCACGCGCATACCCTGTATCGGAAAGCCGATCCTGCCGGCCACTTCCGCCACGTCTCCGACGTGGACGCGGGGCGAATACTGCGCATCGAGGCAAAAGCTCCACCCCGTGTCCAGCGTGATGTACGAGCAGGTGTCGCCGGCCTCCACCGCGGTGATCTTGCCGCCGCTCCACTCGGCGCTCGCTATGGTATCGGCGTATCGCATTGTTATCTCCATGGTGGGTCTCCTTTCTTACCTTCTCCACCTCTCGATCGCCTGCGCCGCCCTCTCGAGCCACGCCGGCACCTCCCGGAGCGCGTACCTCCAGCGGCCGTCCTCGCAGCGGCGGGAGACGATCCGGAGGCCTCCGGCGCGCAGGCCGCGGAGGAGCCGATCGACGCCGCGGGGGTCCAGGCCCAGCGCCTGGCAGAGCTCCTCCGCGCGCTGGGGCTGCTCGGCGAGGAGGCGGGCGGCCTCTGTGCTCCGGCGCCAGACTTCGTGTTGGGGGATGCTCGGCATCAGCGGAGCCCTCGTGGCAGCTCGGCGATCACGGCGCCGTTATCGCCTATTACTCGGACGGTGACGCACTGGCGTCCGCGCGTGCCGAGCACTCCGGAGCAGGAGCAATCCGACATCCCGCAGAGCTTCTTACGGGCGCGACTCGCCTGGGACGCCGAGAGCTCAATCCAGGTTTCGCCGGCCTCTATGGCGGTGGCCGGGTTGGCAAGGCGGACGCGGATCGGGGTGGCGCGGACCGTGGCGATGGTGCCGTGGAAGTCGTTGCGAAGCGTGTAGAGCATGGTCCGTCTCTCCGTGTGGTGGGGCGCCCCGTTAGCGCTCCTCGATCGGTCTGCTCAGGCCGCCCCAGGTGCGGCCCGTCTCGGTCCGGCCGGTCCAGCGCTCGCGGCACCGGGCGCCGCGCAGGGCTGCGCGGGATGCGAGCGCACCGGCCGTGTCCCCCTCGCTGTTGGCCTCGGCATACGCCCGCAGGATGGGGCGCGCGTTCACGGGGACGACCCGTGCTCCGTGGGGGTGGTGGTTGGTGGCGCGCGGATATCTGCGGGCGTGATCGTTGCGGCGCCGGACGGCGCCTCGCTCGGTGTAGCAGAGATCCCAGATGCGGCCGCTGTCGTCCACAACCGCAAACTGATACCGCTCCGCGCGCGGCAGGATCAGGTCGATGCGCCACCCGTCGATGCCGCCAGGGATGTGGGCGACGCTGCTGTAGGTCGTCATGGTCGTCTCCTTGTTCGGTGGGGCGCCCCGGGGTGGGGCGCCCGAGGCGTTCAGTTCAGGGACACGCGGCCATCCGGGTAGACGTAGCCGATCGGGCCCCAGGACCACTTACGGCTGTCGGCGGGATAGAGCGTGGCCTTCTCGCTGCGCCGAGCGCAGTGCGCCTGGATCTGCTCGATCGCCCCGTCGATCGTCCCGGTGAGCGCGCCCGCGTCGGTGATGATTGCGTGGTAGCTCGTCGTCGCCATCGTCGCTCTCCCTCGCGGCTCCGTGCCGCTGTCGATGGTGGGAATCTACACCTTCCATCGACGGACGTCAACTTTGTTTCGAGGCCTTCTCCGTGGGGCCCCGCCAGACCGGAGGAGGGGGAGAGGAAGACCGGGTCGTATCTTGTGCCCCTGTTGTGCCCGTCCTTGGCGACCGCTGGGAGAGTAGGCCAGAAAGAGTGGGGCGCCCGGGACTCGAACCCGAGCGCACGGGCTAAGCCGGCGTCCTCACACGCCCTGTTTTCGGGAGCTTACGGGCGTCTCGGGGCGTGCAGCGCCCTCCGAAAACCCTCCGGAGGTGGTGCCGGGCACTAAGAGCTTGTGCCCGCTCCGGCGGTGCACCTTGAGCTTCTGCAGCTCCTCGCAGAGCCGGCGCCAGTCCGCGTCCCGGTAGGCGCCGAGAATGTCGCCCGGGCGCCCGTGCGTGCCCCAGTACAGGATCGCCGTGTCGGCCCCGTCCGCCTCAGCGAGCCCTAGGAACGTGCGCCGCAGGTCGTGGACGCGCCTGTGTCGAAGCTGGAGGGCCTCTAGGTGGCGATCCAGGCGCTTCCAGGTGAAGTCCTTGGTGCGCATGCGAGCGTCGCCCTGGATGAGCGCTGGGCGTCTCCCGCGCGCGAGGCGGGCGGGAAGGGGAAGCACAAGGTCATCATCGGCCGGCGGGCGGCCCATCAGCGCCGGCCAGCCGGACAGCCTCCATTCGGCCAGAACAGCGCCTAGCACGGGATGGGCGGGCATGAGCCGCGTCTTGCCCGCCTTCGTCTTCGAGCGCCGGTTGCTGTTCGCGATGAGGAGCCCGGGGAGCGGCTCGCGCGCCGTCAGGTGCCGCCAGCGGAGCGCCGCGAGCTCGCCGTGCCGGAGCGCCCCCAGGCCGAGCAGGGCGTAGGTCACGGTGGCGTCGGGCTCGATGAGCGGGTCGGGCGAGATGAGCCGCTCGAGCTCCGGCTTCGTGAAGCGCGCGCTCTCGCGCCACTCGCTGTCCGCGTCTTCGATCGCCGGCAGGTGGGCGGGGCGGCGCAGGATGCACGGGGTCGTTTCGATGAGCCCCCGGACCGCCGCGTCCCGGAACATGCTCGAGAGGGTCGAGTAGCGGTTGCGGACGGAGCGCGGGGCGCCTTGCCAGGACTCGGCGAGCTCGAGGACGTGGCGGGGGCGCACGTCGGCGAGGAGCATGCCGCCGATGCGCGGGAGGATATGGTTCGCGAGGAGCGACTCATCATCCTTCCGGGAGTGGCCGCGCCGCTCGAGCCAGCGCTTCGACCAGGCGTGGACGGTGACTGGACCGTCCGTTCCGCCGCCGAGCGCGGCCTCCTCGGCAAGGATCTTCTCGCGGAGTTGGGCGAGGAGCGCCTCGGCCTTCTTCTCCTCGCCCGGGAGGTACTTGGTGCTGATCTGGCGCCAGCGACCGTGCCGGAAGACCGCGATGTACAGGTGCCGCTTGCCCTTCCGCTGGAAGACGCTGCCCCGCCAATCGCGCATGGCGGGCGACCCTACCCGAGCCGGCGCAGGGCGTCATCAACCTCGGAGGCACAGGCGTTCCGGGCGGCCTCGACCTGGGCGCGCGTGAACCGCCACGAACGGCCCTGTTTCGTGCCCCGGATGCGACCCTCAGCGGCCCAGGCCCGGAGCGTCTTGGGGCGGATCCCGAGCGCATCGGCTGCGGCCTCGCTCGTCATCGGGCGCTCGTTCGCCGGCTGCAGCTCGGCGAGGGCTTGGCGGAGCTCCTCTCGCACGGCGACCCGCACGGCCTGGGCGATCGTCTCTTCGAGGCTCATCAGGGCTCGCTCCTCTGTCTCTCGACGCTCACGGGGAGCCACCGGGACGCGAGCTGCGCACGCGCTTCCAAACCGTGGCGATCACGGGGAGCCGCCCCGCGGCGCCGTCCAAATAGCCGACCACAACGGTCTCGCTCGTGTATGTGACCGCGCTGTCGCAACGCGGGCAGCCGCCGGTCAGTAGCTCGCCGCCGCAGTAGAGGCACCTCACCGCCCAGCTCCTTCTCCGCCCGCGGGGGAGCGGCGCCCGGACCAAACGCCACCCTTCATCGGCGCCCCCGTCTCATAGCGGAGCGCGCACTCTCGCCGCCGGCCGGCCCGGAGCACCCTCGCCAGCCTCCGCTTGAGCCTTTCGTTCTCGCGGCGGAGGCTGGCGTGGTCGGCCACCAATTCATGGAGGGCCGCCGTTTGAACGATGTCTGCGGCGTCGCCCATCACACCCTCCTCGAAACGCGGTAGTACCTGCGGGGCCGCCCGCCCCGTTCCTCCATCGCCTCGGCCACCTCGTAGCTCTCGAGCCGCCCCTGACGCTCGAGCCTGCGCAGGATCGGGTAGAGCCTGTGGAGCGGCTGTGGGCAGCCGTCTGCGGCGAGCCGCACGTGGAGGCCGAGAGCGGTGTTGTCCTGCTCAGCCAGGAGGCGGACCAGGAGTTCAGACAGGGCCCATCCGAGCAACCGGCAGAGGCCCCAGTAGGCGAGAGCGCCCAGGGCGACGACGGCCACGAGCACAGCACAGAGCGGATCCATCAGGTGGGCTCCCCCACTCCCGGCTCGCGCTCCCCTGTCTCGGGCCCCGGCGCGGAGGGGGAGGGCCGCGAGGAGGGGGACTGAATGAGGGCGCGGGCCGCTCGAATCGCCTCCCATTCGTCCGGGGCGACCTCCACGACGCGCAGCTCGTGGTGCCCGTCGAAAATGGCCAGCACGCCGCCCAGCGCCTTCGTCAGCCGCTCGGCCTCGCGTGCAGCCTCCTCGTGGTCGCAGGGAGTGTTGACCTGCTCGCGTAGGGCATCCCGTTCCCGCTCGAGCGCGGCGGCCCTCGCCCTCCATCCCCCGGGCGCCTCGATCTCGGCCCGTACCTGGGACAGCTGGGTGCGGAGGTCGCCCACGGACTCGGCGAGGCTCTTGCCGGCGTGCCGGGGGGCGAACTCATCGAGCGCGAACGCTACGGCATCTCGCTGGGCCCGTAGGCGGGCGAGCTGCGCGGCCATCTCCCTGTGCTCCGGAGGGCAGACCGGGGTCAGCGGGCCCTGCGGCGCCTGGATGGTGTCGAGGTCGATGTGGCACTCGCACTGCGCGACCGGGCACTCATGCTCGACGCACCACAGCATCGGGGATGGCGCCTCCCCCTCCGCCGGCGTTCGGGGGGCGGGAGGGGCGGTGGGGCCGTGCTCATGCTCCTCCCGGAAGCGGCGAATCAGGTCGAGGGTCTTGGGCCAGCCCTCCGCGTCGTCCTCGGCCTGCTCTGCGTAGAGCACAACGTCGCCGCTCAGCGCCCCGCACGCGCAGCGTAGGCGGATCGCATCGCCAGAGAGCCGCTCGATGCGATGGTGGGGACGCCTGATTGACAGCGCCCCCCGGATGCGGGTCAACCCAGGGCGCTGCTGTTGGGTCTCGGGCGGAGCAGGGGGAGGAGGGGGTGCGTCGTCAGCCAGCGCCTGGAGCTCTCCGAGTAGCTTGCGAGCCCGCGCCAGGGCCTGCGTCGTAACTCTGCCCGGGTTCGGTGCCTGCTCCGCGATCGGCAGGACCTCCCGCAGTGCCTCCTCGAGCTCCCGGACGCGGGTGGCCAGCGTTGCGACGTCCGCCGCCGCCTTGGCCTCCCCGGGCCACGCCTTGCCACCTGTGGCCGCGTCGTACATGTCGATCGCGGCAGCCCTCCATGATGCGTGCTCGGATCGGTGGTGAGACAGGTCCTCGACCAGCGAGGGCCCGGGGCCGTCCCTGGCCAGCAGCGCATCGGCGTCAGCGTCGGTGAGCCACGGGCAGACGAACAGCAGGGCTTCGCGGCGTCGCTGGCCCTTCTCCTCGCAGCCGGGGGGACAGCTCGGGTAGCAGGTCATGGGGTGGCCTCCATGGCCGGTTCCTCGCCGCGCCTCTCCGCGATCGCCGCCCGCAGATCGACAGCCCGCGAGTAGTCGGGCTGGTACGAGGTCGGGCCGTGCTTCTCTGCCCAGGCGTCAAGGAGCGCCTGAAGCTCCTTGGCTGCGCCCTCGCCCACGTCCCCGGCTGCGTCCTCGTAGGACTCCTGGCAGGCGCTCTCGATGAGGTCGTGAGCGTCGAAGGAAATCTTGGTCGGCGAGCACGCCCAGGCATACTCGGGCGGCTCCTGCTCGCCGTCGATGGTGTCGAGCAGGTCATCGAGGTCGCCGAAGTAGCCGTCTCCGCCGGAACCGGAACCGTACCCCTCGCAGTAGAGGTAATCGCCGTCGTAGTCGGCATAGGGGATCTTGGTCGCCTTCTCGTAGGCGGCCCGCTCCTTCTCGGCCTCCTTGGCGCGGGCGGCGGCGAAGCGCTTGTCACGGCAGGCGTCGCACTCGTAACGGTGCTTCGCCAGCTCCACGCCGCAGCCGCAGCGCTTGGGGCAGCAGGTCCCCGCTTCGGCCTCTGTGCGCGCGACGATCCCGCACGCGCCGCACGCCCAGGCGACCACCTCTTCCGGCTCGCGGCCCTTCACGATGAGCGCTAGTGGTTCTTTCGTCACGTCCCGCTCCCTCCCGCGCGAGCGGCGCGGGCCTCGGCGTACCTTGCGCGCCACTCGCCGATTGGAACGAACTCTTCTCCCGAGTCGCGAGGGTCCTCTGCGCGGCGCCACGCGATCCAGCCACCGCACTCGTCCGACAGGAGGCGAAGCCGAGCGATGTCGCCTGCGCCGATCTTCCCGGCGCCGTACTCGCGCGGCCCCTCGGCGAGAGCCTGCCACAGATCGAACTCCAGCCCGATGAGCCAGCCGGCGCACCAACAGTCCTCGCTGATCTCGCTCATGGCGTCGGCCAGATACTGCTGTTCCCTGGTCAGCTCTGTCATTTCGTCACCGCTCCGACGGCGCGGGCCTCGAGGAGCTTGTCCAGCTTCCTCGCGCACGCCCGGGCCGCCTCGGGCATGTCGTTGGCCGCGCAGAACGCGCCCAGCTTTGTGAGCGTCTTCACTTGGATTTCCCCTCCCAGCTTCCCGTGCGCTGCCTCATGCTCTGACTCGCAGAGCATCACAACGGTGTCGAGACGCTCGAGGAGGCGGCCCGCGACGTGGTGCAGGTGGAGCGGCCAGAGCTTCCCGTCCGGCTGGCCGCAGAGGACGCACTCGCCGTTGTCGACCTCCATGCGGTGCGCCCGGAGTTCCCGGCGTGCGGCGCTCTTGCTCCCCTTCGACTCGCGCCGTTCCTGCCCCCGCGTCTCCCCTCCACGGCCGGAGCCGCGAGGAGGGCGGCGCCGCCTCGGCAGCAGCAGCCGCTCCACCTTCTTGGCGATGGAGGAGGGTAGGCCCGGGACGTCTTTCAGGGCCTGCGCTTCGGTGCGTGTCACAGCGCCCTCCCGTACCAGCCCTCGTTCGTGTGCACGCGAGGGTTCCAGTCGGCGTCTCGGGGGTCGCAGGTGTCCGGCGGATGGTTGTCGTCCGGGTCGATGACCTCGGCTGCGATGAGCTGCGGATCCTTGGCGCCGTTGCCCGTGAAGAGGTCGAGCGCATCGCCCAGCACCGTGTACGCCTTGAGCCCGTGGCGGCCTCGCCACATGCCGACGCGCCGAGCTTCGCGGACGGCGCGGAGCAGAGCCATCGTCCGCATGACGATTACTTCCTTGCTAGCGCGCGTCCACTCAGCGTCAGCGTCACGGAGAGCAATCAGGGCGCCGCGCCGCTCGGCCTGCTCCTCGTTGCCACAGAAGCGGCAGCGGTTGCCGAGGCCGTCCCGCTTGTTGTGGCTGTCCCGGAAGAACGATGCGAGTGGGCGGGCCCGGCTGCACCGGACGCAGCGCTTGCGGCCCTCCGGGAGCTGGTCGTGGACAGAGACGATCGGATCGGCCTCGAGCCGCTCCGTGGTCGCCCGCATCGCCTCGCGTCCGGCGTCCGTGATCGAATAGGGGACGTGGAATCGCTCGCCCGTGCCGGCGACCACCCAGCCGGCGCGCGCCATGTGTCCCAGGAGCGTCCCGGCGGCGCGGTTGGCCATCCCACGGGCGTCCGTGTGGCCGCGGCCCGTCCCGTGTGCTCGGCCCTCGCCCTTGGCGTCCGGGTGAAGTAGGGCCCCGCCTTCTCGTGGGGTGACGGGGCCTACCTCCACCATGTGGCGGAGGAGAATCAGGCCCTTGGGTCCAAGCTTTGGCTTCACGGGTCGATCTCCGTTGGCATCATCCAAATGTCTTCACCGTCCTCAGCATCAGCCATCCCGCCGGTAACTAGCCACCAGGGATGGTCCTCCTCTCCCCGCCCCGCCTCGCACAGAGGGGGATGCTGCGCGGGCGGAGCAGGGGAGGCCATAATCAAAACGGCACGTCGGCCGGAGCGGTGTCGGCGCCCGCCTCTGGCGGCTCGTCTGCCGGAGGCGGTGGCCACAGGATGTTCTCTACGCGCTGGATGTCATCTGCCGTCCACTGGCTAGAGGGCTTCGGGCCATCCTCGCCGACGATGGATGCGCCTGCGGACTTCCACATGCCAGCTGCCTGCTCCCCCTTCTCCGCCTTGAGGCGAACCCAGGCTTCGCGCACACGGTCGGCGGCGATCGTCAGGGTGCGCGGCGGTGTTGGCGTCTTCGGAGCCTCTGGTTTCGCCGGCTCGGCGCCGTCAGATAGCCATCCGAGCAGCACATGGGCGAGGTCCGCCCCGGGCTTCGGGATCACTTTGCCCGAGAGCGCTGGGCAGCGTGTCTTGGTGACGATAAAGTTACTCTCGGCATCAAGGTCCCCTACCACGTCGAACTCGTATTCCATGCCGTCGCGCTGCACCGGGGCCATGCCAACCTTGCGAGGCATCTTCTTGCCGCGCTGGTCCTCCTCGAGAACGTACTCTGTCTTCGTCCGCATGGTGGCGATGACGTGGCACTTGCAGGCCAGGATCGCTTCGATCAGCGCGTTGTGTTTCGGGGTCGCGTCGCGCCAGCCGGAGGAGAAGGCGTTACCGGACCTGCTCGCCTTGGTGCGCTGGTCGACGAACTCCAGGATCCCGTCCTTGCCGCTCCATGCGTGTGACAGCGAGTCGATCACCAGCACGTCGTACCCAGCAGCCTCCGCTGCGTGAATCGCCTCGATGTAGAGGTCGGCGGAGAAGCTGTCCGGCTCGATGCTGTCGAACATGAAACGGTCAGCGTACTTGCTGGCGCTGCCGTGCTCGGTGTCGATGACGGCGATTCGCTGGCCGAGCGCAGAAGCCACAGCGAGCGAGGAATACGTCTTGCCCGAGCCGGCGGGCCCCATGAACGCAGCGCGAAGCTTCGCTTTCTTCTTGGTCGCCTTCTGGAACGCGAGAGCCATGGTCAATTCTCCGATGGCACAAGCGCCGTGCCGGTGGCTTTGAGGAAGGGCTCATCGGATGGCGCGACAGCCTCCATCCCCGGGGGCACGAGTCCTGCCCCCTCCGCGTATTCCTTGATCGCCTTCACGTTTGGCTCGTGCTTCACGCGCACCAGGTCGAGCTCCACCGGCTGGGCGCGGGCCCACTCGAGGAGCGCCCCGGGGTCGATGACCGCCAGGCCGCCGGTCTTCTGTCGCCAGCCGATGACGCCCGAAGGAATGGCGCGGCTCTTCTTCTTGGACCGCTCTCCTAGGATGTCCTTCCGATGCGTCTCCATGTAGGCGATGACCAGGGAGCGGAGCATCTCGGTTTCCCGATCCTCTCTGGCGTCCTGGTCCTCAAGCCAGCCGTCGACACGCTTCTTGGCCGCGGCCGCAAGCGCTGCGTTCTGGAGCTTGCGCGCCTCGCTCTCAGCAATGACCGACAGCGCCCAGTCCGCCTTGGTGAGGGAGTCGATCTGGAATGCCGGCTTTTCAGGCGCTGGGGCCTCGATTAGATCCTGTGCTTTCTCCGCTGTCGCTACTAGCTGATTCACGTCCATGTGCTTCCCCCTTACGTCACAAACTCGGCCGGGCAGTTCGATAGAACCGGGCGTCCCGGCCGCCCGCTTCGCCGGCTCATTCCGGCTAGCGGGAAAGATTTGCCAGCTTGCGCGCCCAGGCGCTGGCGGACCTGATTCCTGGGGCCGAGCCACACATCTCGGCCCCGCGCTGCCGCCTCGTCCCGCCACGGACCGCCCGTGACGGAGGCGGGTGCTCTAGCCCTCCGTGGCGCGTGCGATGGCGGCGCGGATCGTGGCTAGCGCGCAGTCAGTGCCCGCTACGTACTCATCGCGGTTCACGAGCAGAGGGATGAGCGTCTCGGCCTTGCGCAGCGCCTCGAGCATCTCCTTCATCACGTCCAGTCGCCGCGCCACGCGCTCAGGCGTCCCGAACAACGGGCCCTCTGGCGTCTTGCCGTTGAGCAGGTCGCCGATGGCGCTGATCTGGTCCTCATCGAACGTGTCGGGCGGCGGGTAGAGCGGCACGTCGTCCTGAACGATGATCACGGAGCGCCCGCAGCACGCGCAGCAGCCGTCCTCGTCCGACGCGATGCCGAGGCCGCACTCGAGGCAATCGAAGCGGTCCTTCGGCGGGCGCTTGCTGGTCGTCTCGCTGGCCATGCTCACCCCTCCGTCCGCGCGTCGGCTGGCTGCTCGACGACCACAGTGGCGGGGCGCAGGCCCACCAGCGTCTCGATCGCGGCGCGATCCTCTGGGGTCTCCAGCTCGTAGATGCGGCCGGTGAGCCGGTACTCCTCAGCCCGCATCTCCAGGTAGAGGCTGTGGCCGCCGTCGAGGTCCCCGGCGATCATGCGATCGAACCGCGCCGTTGCCGGCCGACCCTCGATCTCGGCGATGCGGGCCTTGACGCGCGAGAGCGATTGGCGAAGCCCGCGCTCCATCTTCTGCAGCCCTTCCAGCTCCATCTTCTCCGCGTCCGTCATGGTCAGTCCTCGCAATCCGGGCTGTCATCCGCGCCCGCGGCGTGCAGCAGCTCGTCCTCATTGATGAGGCAGTCCAGCTCTTCTCTTCGGAGAAGTTTGACCTTTCCCGTCTTCCGGTCCTTCTGCTCCAAGTACACCTCCGCCCAGTCGATCGAGGGCGGCCAGCCGGGTGTACCGCCGCAGTCGAAGGTGCGCGGGCGCTCCTTCTCGCCAGGGTCGACCTGGAAGCGGATCAGGTACTCGACCGTTCCCACGCCTCCGCTACAGGCCTCGATCTCCAGGGTATGCTCGTGGATCTGCTCGCTCATACGTCCTCCGTACCTTCCTCAGCATCCTCGCCACCGAACACACAGCCCTCGCACTCCCCGTCTTCCGCGGCCTCGCACTCGGCGCAGGGGTCGGTCATCTCTCCTCCGACGTTCTCTCGACCGCCGCGCCCACCAGCCGCGCCCGCAGGTCGACCTCGAGCGGCCGGAGGTCCACGGGGCCCGGCGAGGCTGCGGGAGCCAGGAGGGCGGCGAGCAGGATGACGGCGAGGCAGAGGGCGAGGGTCACGGTTTGCCTTTCGCTGCCTCGGCGAGCATCGCGTCGGCGATCTGATAGGCGCACCCTGCGATACCCTTCGACCCGTCCGGCTCGCCCCACATCTCACGAATGACGGCCGGGAGCGCCATCGCGGCCAGGCGGTCGCGCTGGCGGAGAGGATGCTCGCCGCAGGACTCGCAACTGGACGTGAGCGGCTGCGCGAAGGTGTCGGCCACCGCCGCCCACTGCGGCGGCAGCCTCTGACATAGACCCTGCTCGCGCTGCGACGGTGCGGCCCAGAACGGGCAGTTAGAGCACGTAGCATCCATTACGCCCGTGCTCCTTCCCGGGCCCTGTTCCACCTGACGATCTCCCACGCCTGCTCGTCCAGGTGCGCGTTGCGGACCGGGCCCATCAGCACCACGGCGGCGTGCTTGGCGGCGCAGCTCACGCAGGTGATCCGGTCCTCGAGCACGGCGGCGTTGTGAACCGTGAGGCGAGTCTTACAACCGGGGCACCGGTCCTTCGGGGAGAGCATCACCCGACCTCCACGCCGGCGGCGGGTGTGATTGCCTCGACGCACCGCCACTCGAAGGTGAAGTACGGCCCGGTGTAGATGTCGGCCAGGCGGCGCCCGGCGGCCTCACATGCCTCGGCGCTCTTCCAGTCGGGCAGATTGACTGTGCTCTGCCTCGACGCCTCGCGCCCGAGAGGCAGCGCGGTGATGAGCGCCACAAGAATCCATGTCATCGTCCTCTCCTCTCTCCGTCGCCCCGGCGGCTCAGGCGGGGGCGGGTGTCGTCTCGTGCCTCGCTTCACCGCGGCACCGGGCCTCCGAAGGAGAAGTGGCGTCCTTGTGCCACCCCGGTCCCGCCGTGCTGCGAGGCGTCTACGGGACGTATACTGGCACTCATGCCTGTCAACGTCAAGTAGACGGTGGGGGCAAAATAAAGGCCCCGCGTGACGGGGCCTTGGGCGGCCGGCTGCTTATCGAAGGAAGGATGTCAGCTCATCCCGTAGCGTTTCCAGGCGGCGCCGGGTCACTTCTTCCCGGTCGGGGCCACGCAGGCCGAGCTCGGCGAGATCAAGCAGGGCCCGGGCGCGGGCGATGAGGCGCGTTGCCTTCTGAGGTGAGAGGCGGCGAACCGGCCTTAACCGCTGGACGGTCGCCTGGGGGCCCGCCATGAGGGCGCCACAAATAGTGCGGGGGCCGTGCGGGGCGCACGTCCCTGGAGGGGCGGCGATGCGTCTGCGGGCTCACTCCCGCTTGTTGAGGTAGGCTTCCCAGGCGAGCCCCTCGTCCCAGGGGACGACAGGCCAGCCCTTCGGCGCGTGGAACTCGGCGGCCAGCTGCCCGACCTCTTCCCAGCGGAACGGCCTCACTCCATCCGTCTTCGAGTACCAATGGGTGCGGCTGGACAGGCCGATCCGACTCGCGATCTTCTCGACGGGGATCCCTAGGCGGACCCGCGCGGCCTCGACCTCCTTGCCGATAGAGACGGCGTCGAACCGCGGCTCCAACTTCCTCGACATGGGTCCATGGTAGCCGTCGCCTCCTGTTTCCGGGCGTTTGCCAGCGTCCACTTGCTGTAGACAGGCAAGGGGTCTACACTGCGTAGACGGCATGGCGAACTCGGTGACAGTGGAGCAGGCGATCGGGCGACGCATTCGCTCGCTGCGCGAAGGGCGAGGCTGGTCTCTGGAGCGCCTCGGCCTGAGCGTGGGCCTCAGCAAGCAGGGCATCTGCCGGATCGAGCGCGGCGAGGTCGGTTCGTCCCCATCGACCTACGAACAGATCGCCAGGACGCTCGGCGTCACGCTCCGGGACCTCATCCCCGCTCGCCGAAGGGTGGCCTGACCAACCCATGTGCTCCCCTCGCTCCATCGCTCCTGATGATGCGGCCACTGGGTCAGTCATGACCAGCCGCGTCGGAGTCATGGACGCACGAGCAGTGACCCTCCGCGGTACCTCGGTCGGCTGCTCGCCGCTCACCCGATAGGACTTTGTGACCGTGTGCTCTCTCACGCGCAGAAGCCTGCCCCCGACCGAGCTTGCAAGCGAATGCACGCCCGTTGACAGTGATTGACAGCCATGACCCAACCACCCGTCAATACCGAGCAAATGCCCCTCGCGGTCGACTATCGCGCGACTATCGAGGCTGCCGGCCTAAAGCTCTTGCAAGTAGTCGCGGAGGCGGTCGGGGCAAGCGGGAAACAGGGCGACGATTTCGCTGCGGACCTCGGGGTTGACCCCGGCCAGCTCTCCCGAGCTCTCGCTGGCCGCGGCACGCACTTCGCCGTGAAGTGGTTGCCGGCGGTCGTGTGGCGGGACCGGTCCCGGATCCTCATCCGGCACCTGTGCGCGCTCGCGGGCGGGACGTTCGTCGAGGTCCCGAAGCTCACCCCCGAACAGCGGCTGGAGATGCTGGAGAAGACGCTGCGCGAGTCGGGGCCCTTCGGCGAGGCGGTGCTCAAGGCGGCGTATGGGGAGGAGCGGCCGTGAGCACCCGCCAGCCAGCCCAGGCCGCCGTCGAGAAGGCGAGGTGAGGGCGATGGCCCACGTCATGATCGACCTCGAGACGATGGCGCTCACCGTCGATGCGGCGGTGGTCCAGATCGGCGCGGTCGTATTCGATCCTGAGAGCGGCCAGCTGGGCAGCGAACTGAGCCTGCATGTCCAACTCGACCAGGGACGGCGGATCGACGCCGACACGGTCCTGTGGTGGATGCGGCAGGAGGGCGCTCGGACGGCGCTCCTGGCGGGGCAGGCCGAAGCCAAGCCGCTGCCGCAGGCGCTGCTCGGCTTCGACTTCTGGCTCCAGACTCGCACGCCGCTGACCGTCTGGAGCCATGGCGCGACCTTCGACCTTCCCATCCTGGAGCACTGCTACCGAGGCCAGCAGCTACGGGTGCCGTGGGGCTACCGCGCCGCGCGGGACACGCGAACCGTGTTCGACCTCGCGGGCGTGTCGGCAGATGGCGCCGTCGATGCGCTGGTCGGGCCGCTCGTCGAGGGCGAATTGAAGCATGACGCGCTGGTCGACGCCCGGCGGCAGGCCCGCGCGGTCTGCGAGGCGGTCAGGCGGATTCGGAGGTCCGCATGACAGCCCGGGCGCGTGCGAGGCGCGCGGAACTTGCTGATGGTGGTGGGCGCACCTCACTTCGCCCGCCGCTGCCGGCCCCCGGTGGCGGCGTTCATGGAAGCGCTCCGGGCCGGGGCGCTCAAAGTGAGGACCGGTCCCCTGAGCCGCTCCAGGAGATGGAGGGCGGCGACTCTACGGACGCTGCGGCGGGGACGGAGACCCGCTGTACGACCACGACCGAGGAGCGCGGGACCTCTGCGCAAGCATGCGGGAAGGGTCCCCTCCGCAGTACATGCCTCGGAGCCGGTTCGACTCCGGCCAGCGTCCCAGTCTCCGCCCCCTCCCGCCTCGCCGAGCTCGGAGGCGCCGAGCCGTCCCGCGAGGAGCAGGCGGCGAACCTCGTCGAGAACACGGGGGGCGCCGCGCTCCCGACGCGGTTCGGCCGCACCTGGGAAGAGCACGTCGAGGCATGGAAGGCCGCTGGCCGCATGGTCGAGGACGCCCTGTGGACTCGGGCAGCCATCGCCTACAGCGCGCGCGCGACCTTCAAGACCAAGGGTGTCGAGGAGTTCGCGGCGGCCATCAAGCAGACCCCGACGCGCATCTACCAGCTCGCCCGGGTCTTCGAGGCATGGCCTGACGAGGAAAAACGTTTTCTGCTGTCGTTCTCCCATCATCAGCTGGCCGCGGCTACCGACGACCCTCGCGCCACGCTCGAGAAGGCGCGGGCCGAGGGCTGGACGACGGTAGCGAAGATGCGCGCCGGGTTGGGCCTCGCGCCGGCGCCATCGGGGGGACCAGGATCCCCCGATCCGGCTCCAGCATCCCCCGATGCGCGGCAGGCCCGCGAGCTCGCGGACCAGGCCGAGGCCGCGCAGGAGGCGCCCCGCGGCCCCATCTCGAACGCCTCCCGCCTCGATGCCCTCCGTACCGCAGGTCAGGCGCTCTACGAGGAGTGGGACGAGGCCGAGCCCTACGAGCCCCTGATCCGGTGGGCGAAGGAGTTCACCCGGCATGTCGAGGCCCTCGAGGCCGCGCGGGCGGCGAGGAGCGGGGCATGAGCTTCTTCGAGCAGCAGACTGATAGCGGCTGGCGCTGCGACGGCTGCGGTCGCGTCGGGCCGTGGGGGCCGAAGTGGCAAACCTACGGGTCAATGGCCGAGCAAGAAGAGGGGATCTTGCGCTGGGTCGCGTGCAGCGCGAGCTGCGCGAAGCGGATGCCTCCAGCGCTCCGCGGCGGTCCGCCCGCAGGCATGCGGGGGCGCTGGGATGAGGTGCGCGCTTACGTCGAGGCCGAGCGCGCCAAGGCCCATGCCGCGCGGGACGAGCGGCCGGCGGAGGAGGGCGAGGGATGAACGTCCTGATTGCCTGTGAGTTCAGCGGCATCGTTCGAGACGCCTTCCGCAAAGCGGGCCATGACGCCATCAGTGTCGACCTGCTCCCGACCGAAGGAAGTCCACGCTGGCACATCAAGGGCGACATCCGCGAGGTGCTGGACGCTTCTGTGCCGGGGCAGTGGGACCCGATGATCGCCTTCCCGCCATGCACGTATCTGTGCCGGAGCGGCATCCACTGGAACAGGACGCGGCCGGAGCGCGCGGCGAAGACCGAGGAGGCGCTCTGTTTCGTGCGGCTCCTCATGGACGCCCTGATCCCCCGCGTCGCCCTCGAGAACCCAGTGGGCGTCATCTCGAGCCGCATCCGCAAGCCCGACCAGGTGATCCACCCCCATCAGTTCGGGCATCCCGAGAACAAGGCCACATGCCTGTGGCTCAAGAACCTGCCGCCACTCGAGCCGACCGACCGCGTGTTCCCGCTCGTGGACCGTGTGCACCGCGCCGCGCCGGGTCCTGACCGGTGGCGTGAGCGGAGTCGGACGCTTCCCGGCATTGCTGCCGCCATGGCCGCGCAATGGTCGAGGCTCGGCGCATCATCGGAGGCCGCGTGACCGCCCGCACCTCCGCCCTCGCCGCGCATGGCGCGCCCACCGTCCCGATGCTCCGGGTCCACTGCTGGACCCACGCCTACGCCCCTCCCCTGACCAGCCGCTACGAGGCGGCGTGCCGGCGCGGGGAGCCGCTCCAGCCGTTCTGCGGCATCCGCCTCATCCCGGCCGCCGCGAGTGGTGAGCGATGACCCGCAACCCTCGCCACCGCCGCCCCAAGGAACTCGGCCCCCACAAGCTCGGGGTGTGCCGCTGGTGCGGCGGGCCGGCTCGGCCCCCGCGGCGATACTGGTGCTCGGATCGCTGCGTCCGGGAATGGCAGAGCTTCGACCCGCGCGCGCTGCGGGTAGCGTGCTGGAAGCGAGACGGCGGGCTCTGCCGTCTCTGTGGGCGCGACGTCGGCCAGCTTGAGCGCTTCCTACGGCGGATGCGCGACACCGCAAAGCGGGCAGGCTGGCATCCAGAGCGCGTCCCGGCCGAGCTGGCGAAGCGGGCTCGGCGTTGGGCTGGACTCATCCGCCAGCTGCGCATCGACCTCCGGCACCTCTGGGAGGCCGACCACAAGATCCCGGTCTGCGAGGGCGGCCCGAACTGCCTCGCCAACCTTCGCACGCTCTGCCTGCCCTGCCACAAGGCCGAGACCAAGAAGCTCGCCGCGCGGCGCGCCCAGAAGCGCCGGGCGCAGCTGCCCCTCATCCCCGCTTCCGCCTGAGAGGACCACCATGCCCACCGCCACCCCAGCCACGGCCGCACAGCGAGCGCTCGGTTGCCGCGCCACGCCGCTTTCCCGTCTCGAGCTCCTCCAACTCCACCACCTCGTGTCCTACCTAGCCCTGAGCGAGGACGGCGTGATGCGGCTGACGCCGTACCCTGAGATCGCCGAGAAGCTCCACCTCCGCGGCGAGAGCTGCGTCTGGCATCACGCCGGATCGGTGCGGCCTGCGGGGTGTGACGGCAGGTGCGAGCCCGACGTGACCGGATGGTGGCTGCCGGGGATGGTGGCGCCGTGACGTGGCTCGGCCTGTTCACAGGTCTCGGCGGGCTCGGCGTCGCCTTCGTCGCGCACTGCCTGTCCCTGCTCGATCGCCGCCGCGCCGTCGATGCGCTCAACCGTGCCCGTCACCGACTCCAGCGCATCCGCTATCGAGAGCGCGAGGCGGCGCAGGTCCTTGCTGAGGCGCGCAGGGTCCGGGAGGAGGCGGCCACGATGCTGACCCGCGCAGCCGAGGTAGGGCACCAGGCAACGCTGCTCGCCTGGCACAACGCGCAGTGGGAGCACGCGATGCGGCACGGGGGTAGGGCGGGGAGGACGGCATGCTGACGCCCTACTACTCCGACGCGCTCGTGACGCTGTACCACGGGGACTGCAGGGAGGTGCGGGACTGGCTCGCCGCGGATGTGCTCGCGACAGATCCACCGTACGGCATCGCCTACAACTCTGGGCACGAGGGCGATCTCCCGCGCAGCATCCAGGGCGACGAAGACACCTCGGTCCGCGACTGGGCACTGCAGGTGTGGGGCGAGCGACCGGCGCTCGTGTTCGGCTCGTGGCGTAGGCCGCGGCCAGTCGGCACGCGCATGCTGCTCGTCTGGGATACGAAGGGCGCGCTAGGGATGGGCGATCTGTCGCTGCCCTGGAAGCCGGCGCACCAAGAAGTCTATGTGCTCGGATCCGGGTTTGTCGGCTACCGCGGCACGGACGTGTTGTGTCACGCGCCGGTGCAATCGCTCGCGGCGAATGGGCGGAGGCACCCGCACGAGAAGCCAATCCCGCTCATGCTCGATCTGCTCGGCAAATGTCCCCCTGGCGTCGTAGCTGACCCCTTCTGCGGCATCGGCACAACCCTTCGCGCCGCCAAGGACCTCAACCGCCGCGCCATCGGCATCGAGATCGAGGAGCGCTACTGCGAGATCGCGGCGAAGCGGCTCTCGCAAGAGGTCTTCACGTTCCCGGCGGAGTCCGCATGCTGACCCTCACCCCGTCCGATCGCGCCCTGATTCACGGCGAGTTCTCAACGTCCCTCGACTACGACGCAGCCGCTGACCGCCTGTGCGAGCAGTTGGGCCTGGACGGCTCCGTTCGGGAGCTGATCTCGGCGCTACTCGAAGAGGCGTACGAGCAGGGGAAGGTGGCCGGCGAGCATCGCGAGGCCGAGGGCTACGAGGAGGAAGGCTCGTGATCCCGATCGCTTATCCGCGCTGCGCGGGGAACCACTTCGGTATGCGGGCGGAGTTGTGGCGAGAGTACCCGGTCCTGCTGGACCATGTCGGCGAGCACTCGCTGGAGAAGTGCACTCCATGGCCGGAACTCACGGACGCAACGGCAGCAATCGTGAAGAGGGTTGGAGGAAGTCTCCGTGATCGGTAAACGAGTCGGTGAGTTGGTCGTCATCGCCGAGCTTCCGCGCCGCAAGTCAGGACCACGCCTACGCAAGATGTGGCTGTGCCGGTGCGATTGCGGAACAACCGTTGAGGTTCGTGACGACGCTCTAGGGAGAGCCGTGCGAGGGGTAAGCAGATGCAGGAAGTGCAAATACAAACGCAACGCGGCATTGTCTAGGCGGCCACTCGAGGCCAGCTTCTGGAAGCGCGTTTCGCCGGAACCAAACACGGGCTGCTGGCTATGGATCGGGGCGTATCACTCGTTTGGATATGGCGTCATCGGCAGAAAGACCGGCGAAAAGAAGTGGTTCATATCTGCGCACCGCTTGTCGTGGCAGCTCCACAACGGCGAGATACCGGCCGGCAAGGAGGTGTGTCATCGCTGCGACAACCCTACGTGCTGCAACCCGGCGCACCTATTCCTCGGTACGCACCGTGAGAACATGTATGACGCAGCTTGCAAATGGAGGATGAGTCGCGCCTTTACCCGCGAGCAGGCGGTGGAGGTGTTGAAGCGCCGCGCGGCAGGGGAACCGGTAGCGGCCCTAGCCATAAGGTGCGGTGTCTCGCCGCAAGCCATCATGCGCCTTCGACGGTATGCGCGGGAACTGGGGGTGCCAGAGGCTGGGCGGCGGCGCTCGCCAGCATCGGTAGGCCTGCCGAATGGGCTGACTGTGCGGGACGTCGCGGAAGCCAGCGGGCTGCCACTGGACACAGTCTATGAGCGCTGGCGGCGCGGGTGGAGCGTGGAGGATCTGGGATTGCCGTTGGGCCAATACGGCGGCAGGCGAGGAAAGGGCAAGAAGGAACGCCCCGCTGTGACTCGGGACAGGAACGTGAAGATCGTTGCGGGAACGTTGGAGGTCGCGTGAGCGCGCTTGATCTTCTGGAAACCGCCGCCCGGCGCGCGCTTGGCCTGGGCGGGACATAGGCCATGGCCCCCCGGTACCGAAAGATCACGGTGGCGATCTGGGGCGACGCCCGATTCAGGGCGCTGAGCCAGATCCCTCCGTGCGCACAAGGGTTGTGGCTCTACCTGCTGACGGGCCGGGAGACCATCAAGGTTCCGGGGCTCATCCCCGCCGGCAAGCACGCGCTCGCCGAATCGCTCAAGTGGAAGCCGGAAGCCTTCGCCAAGGCGTGGGCAGAGATTGAGCACCAAGGCATGGCCTTGGCCGACTGGGACGCCCCGCTGGTCTGGGTTCCCAACGCCATCCGCCACAACGAACCGGAGTCGCCGAACGTGGTGGTTGGGTGGCGTGATGCGTGGCTAGAGGTCCCTGATTGTGAGCTGAAACACAAGGCGTGGCGAGGGCTTAAAGGCTATCTGGAAACCATGGGCTTAGCCTTCGGGAAAGCGTTCTCCGAAGGCGCCCCGGAGCCGGAGTGGGTGGGTCAGCGTCACCCTTTGGCGAATCAGGAGCAGGAACAGGAGCAGGAACAGGAGAGAGAAACCTTGCGGCTCGTTCCCGAGCCGCTGGTCGACGTGCGCTTCAAGCCGACGATCGATGTGCTCTTCCGAGTTTTCGGCGAACTACGTCCGGGGTCGAAGCCGACCTTCGCGAAGCGGCAGGGGAAGCGGCTGAAGGACTTCCTCGCTGACCACCAGGACGCAACCGCCGAGGCGGTGGGGAGTCGTTGGCGGCAGAGCCTTTCCCTCGGGAGCAGATACCCCGGAACCGCCCGGATCGAGCTGTTTCTTGACCGGTGGGATGAGTTCACAACGGGCCCGAATCCCGCAGCGAACGGCGCAGCCAAGAAACGCACCATGGCCCCGATTGGCGACTGGGAAGACCCAGCGAAAGCGAGCGAAACCCTGTGAGCGTGTACGACCGGATCAAGAAACGCATCGCCGAGCGCTACGCGGACCTCGAGTTCGCGAAGCGGATGGGCGAAGCGGAGGCCCGCATCAAGACGCTGGAGCTCTCCGAGCGGCTGTACTACCGCCGGCAGTCCCTGCTTCGCTGGCGGGTCCCGGAAGCGACGTGGCCGCATTTGGACGCGCCGCAGGCCACCGACGCATGGCGGGCCAGCGCGGCGTTCCTCGAGGCCGATGCCGCGGAGGAACGGTTCCTGGTGCTCGCTGGACCGCGCGGCCGCGGGAAGACCGTGGCGGAGTCGTGGATGGTTGCTCAGCTCAGCGGCCGGTACTTCCTCGCGCAGGACCTCGTGCGGCTCTCGAGCTTCGACCGGGCGCTCTGGGACGAGCTCTCCTCGGTGGCCCTGCTCGCGATCGACGACCTCGGTAGCGAGCGCGGAAACGATGAGTTCGACGCGAACCTGTACGCGCTCCTGGACGGCCGCTTCCGGCGGCTGCGCAAGACGGCGCTGGCGACGAACTTGACCGCCTCGCAGTTCCGCGAGCGCTACGCATCGGGGCCGATGGCTCGTCTTCACGAGCGGCTCGTGACCGGTGGCGAGTGGGTCAACCTGCCGGGTGTGACGATGCGTGCAGTGGGGGCGCCGTGAGTCGCCCACCCCCTCCCCTGCGCATCTGCGCCCGCTTCCGCGAGGGGCTGCGCTGGGTGGTCGAGCTGCGGCGGCAGAACGGCAAGGCGGTGTGGGTAGAGGGCTCGACGAAGGACGAAGCGGAACGGCGTGCCGCCGAAGAGATCGCGGCGGCGGATCGGAGAGCGTGATGGGCGCGAGGAAGAGCGATCCATGCAGCAGGGGTTGCGGCCGGCGGGCGTACACGGCTAGCGGCGTGTGCTGGTCGTGCGCTACCGGGCGCGCCGCTCCGGAGCCGAAGGTGGAACTTCTCTCGGATTCCTACCTCGCACGGTGCGTCGAGGAGGCGATCCGTCGCGAGGATGAGCGGAAGCGCGAAGTCGAGGAGGGCCGAGCGAGGCTCAGCGCTGCGGTGGTGCGGCTCGTCCAGGCGAGGACCGCATGACCTGGACCCTCTCCTGTCTCCTGCTGGCGCTGGCAGTGCTCACCCTCCTCGCCCTCTCCCTCGCCCTGTGGTGGATCCACAGGCAGGGGAGGGTTCACCGGAAGGAAGAGGAGCGAATCCCGAATCCCGACAGGTTGGCGGGAGCGGTGTGGCCGGAACGCGATGAACTGGGGAGGCGTTGGCGATGACGCTGCGTGAACGGTACGAGCGTGAGGAGCCGCGCTGCCCGTCCTGCGGCTACACGGTTCGCGACTGCCGCGAGCTGATGGACCACCGATTCTGCGGCGCGCCTAGCCCGGCAGCGGCGTGCCCGCTCTGCGATGACGTCGGCTGCGACGTGTGCCGGCGGCGATATGGCGAGGTGAGACCGTGACCACCCACCCCCTCACCACCCTCGTCGAGCAACTCCGCGCCCAGGCGTGGAGGGCCTACGCGAAGGCGTGCCAACACGACGCTCGCTGGGACAATGACGCGCGCATCAAGGAGCTCGGCTGGCACGGCGGCCTCATGTCCGCGGCGGACCAGCTCGAGGCGGTGGCGCGGGAACTGATCGGGAGGGGCACATGAACAGCGCACGCAGCGGCCACCTGGATTCGTTCCGCCTCCACGACGACGCCGAGTACTCCAGGCGTCTGGACGAGATGGTCAAGCGGGAGATGCACGCCGATACGGAGCGCACGCCCGCTGCGTGGGGCTCGCGCGGCGGGCAGTGGCGGAGGCTGACGCAGGCGGAGCGGCGTTCGCCGCGCACCGATCGCGGCGCCAACCAAGGGGTGAGCGAGGCTGCCGTGACGAGGATGCTGCGGCTGCGCCGCGAGGAGGGGCTTACGTACGCGCAGCTGGCGGAGCGGTTCGGGCTGACGGACGGGGCCGTGCAGCGCCGGCTGGCCCCGCTCGAAAAAGCGGCCGGACCCATTGCTATCGGGATCTAATCGCGCTATGCGAGTGGACATGACAAAAGGTCAACTGTTGGAGTCGCAATACCGAAAGCGGGCGGGCGCCACGGAGATGAGGCTGTGGTGCGAGGAGTGCGCGAAGAACTTCTGGCGGCCCGTGGTCCGGGGCGCCCGGCCGCAGCGCTGCCCGCGGTGCAAGGCGAGGCATCCGAGGGTGCAGAGGAAGGCGGCGTGATGGGGACCGAGATCGCTCGGCGCTGGTTCATCTTCGGCGAGAGCGCCGATCGCGTGGATATCGCCGACACGGAAGGCGACGTGATCTGCGGCGTCCCGCGCGCCGACGCCGAACGGCTGATCGCGACGCATGATGCGATCTGCGATCTCGCGGAGGATCTGGAACGGCTGACTGCCTCTCGCGGGACCGCTACCTGGCCGCTGATTCTCAAGTACCGGGAGAAGTTGGCGGCCATCCGGAAGGTGGCGTGATGGCCACGGCGAAGTACTTCCTCCGGCTGCTGTTCCATGGGTTCGACCACGACCCAGCCCCGGGCGAGACGGGCGCACTCTTCCTGTTGCGGCTCTGCGTGGGGTACTCGGCGTTCGTGCTCGTCGTCCTGGTCGCGCAAGAGGTTTGGAGACTCCTCCGCTGATGCCCCCCACGCGTACAGATTCGCCCGGAGAGCGACGCAACGGCTCCGAGCCGTGCGAGGGGGGCCGGGACGCGCCAGCGGGGCGCCAGGTGCGTCAGACGGTGTGCGCGGGGTGCGGCAAGAAGGTCTTCACGCGGGAGGACGTACCGTTCGGGTGGCGGGGGAAGCTGTGTCGGCGCTGTACGAGTTTGGCGGGGTTGCTCACGGAGAAGTGACGACATGCCGAGGCTCCGCAAGAAGCCGGTGGTGATTGAGGCGGTCGAACTGCAGTGGAGCACGTGGGGCGAGATGTGTGAGCACGCGGGAGTGGGAAAACTCGCCGATGGCAAGCCCGAAGGCTGCTACGTGGACGCGGAGGGCAAGCAAACCCTGGACGCGAGCGGGAGGATTGGTCTCCTGATCCCGACACTGGAGGGGCTCATGCTCGGTGTCGAGGGCGACTACATCATCCGTGGGGTGAAGGGCGAGCTCTATCCGTGCAAACCCGACATCTTCTCCGCCACCTACGAGCCGGCGGACTGATGTCGATCTCCCGCCGAGCCGCCCGCAAGGACACGGGCGCGACCGATATCGTGGACGCCCTGCGCGCAGCCGGCGTCAAGGTCTGGGTGCTCTCCGGGGAGGGGATCCCGGACCTGCTCACGCTCTACCGCGGGTGCTGGGGCGTCATGGAACTCAAGCGCGCGGCGAAGGCGGACCGCCTCGACAAGCGGAACGGCCGCGTGTACCGGAGCGAGGCCGGGAAGCTCACGCCAGCACAAGAGGAGTTCGTAGCTGCTGCGCTCGAGGGCGGCGCCGTGGTTCCGGTGGTCTCCTCGCCCGCCGAGGCCCTGGCGGCGGTCGGGGTGGGCACGAAGCCGCGGATCGATCCGGAGGTCGTGAAGCGCCTCGAGTCCGCAGGGTCGCTGAATGAGTACCTGAGCGCGGCCCTCGACCTGCCGCCCGGGATGACGTGGGCGGATCTGGCCGCTGCGGTCCGGCGGGGTGGGTGAGAGCGGGGTGACGGGAGGAAGCGTGGCGGGTGGCGCAGCGCGGCTCAGGGAGCTCCGGCTGATCTCGGCGCTGCTCGCGTCCGGGGATGCCCGGCGAGCCCTCGAGCAGGTACGGGCCGCCGCGGAGGTCCTTTCCCGCCGAAGGTCTCCCGCCGAGCAGCTCACGCTCCCATCCCTGCCCGCGCCGCCATCGGAGCCGCGGCCGGTCACCGCCGTCACGGTCCGCATCCGAGCGGCGAAGCGCCCGTGCGCCTGCGAGGCTCGCCGACCGGCGGTTCACGACACCCGCAAGGCAACCCTGGAGCGCCGCGTAGGGCTCAGAGAGGGCCGGGAGCACTACGACAGCCCCGACGACCGGGTAGCGGAGGCCGTCTTCGCCTGGGCGGACTACGACGGGGACGAGGCGGGGTACCATGCAGCCAGAGAGCGTTTCTGGCGTGCGGTGCTGCACCATCCGAGGGTCAAGAAGGTTGCTGGGGGAGCGTGATGGCTGACATCGATCACGGCGACCATAAGGCGATCAGGGAGTTGCTCTGGAAGATCAACCTGTGCGGGTGTGGGTCTATCGGCCCCGACGCCGAGTGGAGCATTGTCAGGCTAGTCCTGGAGCGAGCTGAGGCCAGAGAGGACGAGGCGCGTCGAGATCAGACGCCCAGCCTGTACGACAAGGCCGACGATGCCGCCGGCCGCTGGGTGGAGTTCGCCGCCAAGGTCGTGGACGGCTGGGGCTTGATCGAGCACGGAGGAGGTATCGGGTACTCCTGGCTTACCGGCACCGGCGGTATGCTGCTGTCCTTCCTGCGCGAGCATGGCACAGATCGGGACGAGTGGCCGGTGTGGGCGACGAGCGAGGACGCGTGAAGCTGACAGGCGAGGGAGGGTAGCGCGATGGCTCTTGACGCGGGGCGGCTGGCGGAAATGAAGCCTGTATCGCTTCCTTCGCGAAGCCTCCAGCGAACTCATCGCCGAAGTGGAGCGCCTCGCCGCCGCCCTCGGAAGGGAGACGAAGCCGTGAGCCGCCTCAGCACGAAGCAGCGCAGGTCCGCCAGGCGCAGGCACGCGAGGCCGCTCTGCCACATCGACCGCTCGCTCTACCCGTCCTGGTGGTCCGAAGTGACGGCACAGGAGCCGCTCACCGGAGAGCGCTTCTCCGAGCTCCTCGAGCAGGTGTGGCGGATACTCAGGGACCAGGAGTAGCCCCGCGCAACCCGCCGCCCTGCCGGGGGTAGCCTCCGGGGCGTGCCTGAGGTTAACACCCCCTCAACAGGCGAGCTGAACCCTCAGCAGCGGCGCTTCGTCGCCGAATTCCTCAAGGATTGCCACGGGACACAAGCGGCAATCCGAGCCGGCTACTCGCAGAAGACCGCAGCGAGTCAGGCAAGCCGGCTGTTGAGAAATGCCCAAATCCAGGCTGCGATTCAACAGGGGCTGTCAAAGGTAGAGCGTCGGGCTGTCATCGACGCGGCCTACGTCCTGAACGGGCTGAAAGAGGTGGCGGACCGGTGCCGGCAGAAGGTGCCGGTGATGATTCGCCACGGCCGAGGGATGGTTCAGAAGACCGAAGAGGACCCTGAGACCGGCGAGGAGCGCGGCGTCTGGGAGTTCGACTCGATGGGCGCCAACAAGGCGCTTGAGCTCCTCGGCAAGCACCTGGCCCTGTTCACGGAGAAGCTCGAGGCGAGCGGGCCCGGCGGGGGTCCGCTCGAGCTCGTGATCCGAGACTTGGCAAAGGAGGAGTGATGCCCGCAACCAGTCAATCCCAGTACCGCGCAATGCAGGCCGCCGCGCATGGCAGCAGCACGCTCGGCATTCCGAAGAAGGTGGGCGAGGACTTCGCCGACGCGACGCCGAGCCCCGGCCAGCTTCCGAAGCGAGCCCCGAAGCGCAAGGGCTCACCGATGGCCGACGCCATGAGGCGCAGCAAGGGGCAGTAGCGGAAGCGGGCCACCGGGCGGTGCCCGTCAACATGCCGCGTCTGGATGCGGCGAACCCCCGGCACAACCCACACCCAGGGGAAGTGATGATCGAACGCTGCGGAGATTGCAGGTGGTGGAACCGGAAGGAAAGAGAGTGCTGGCGACATCCGCCGATGCCGCACCTCACCATGCACCCCAATCGACTCACGGGGCAGGTGGAACCTCTTGTGCTGGCGCTGCGCCCGCCGACGCCGGAGACGAGCTGGTGCGGGGACTTTCAGGCTGCACGGGGTGATGCGTGACCCGTAAAATCATGCGCTTCATAGCGAGCGCTGCTGATCGCGACCGAAGAATAGTGGGCGAAGTGGCAGCCAAATACCGGACACTATTTGCCAGCACCCAGCGCGAATTCCAACAGTTGACGACAGACACGCAGCGACACTTTCAGGCGGCCATTCAGGACACTTACCGACGTTTTTACGGGGGTGATGCCTGAGCACGGCAGTTGCCAGCGCGCGCTTCGTCTCGGGGGGCGGGACCATCCCGAACGCCCGGTTCAAGCCGCGCTGGTATCAGAAGCCGGTGATGTTGCACTACACCGGCGGCGGACACGACGGGCGCCGCAAGCGCGGCGTGGCGGTGTTCCATCGGCGGGCCGGCAAGGACCTGCTCGCGATGATGATCGCCGACATCTGCGCGTTTCGCCGTGTGGGCGCGTATTGGCACACGTTCCCCACGTTCGAACAGGGGCGCAAGGCGATCTGGGAGGGGTTCACCAAGGACGGCGACCGGATCATCGACTACGTGTTCCCTCCCGAGCAGGTTCGCAGCCGCGACAACCAGCAGATGAAGGTGGAGCTCAAGAACGGCTCCATCTACCGCATCATCGGCACCGACAAGATCGAGTCCGTGGGCGCTGGCCCCGTTGGCGTCATACACTCCGAGTACAGCATAGCGAAGCCGAGGGCGCGCGACCTGATCGCGCCGATGCTCAGAGAGAATGACGGCTGGGAGCTGTGCGTCTACACGCCGCGCGGGAACAACCACGGGAAGAAGTTGTTCGACCGCGCGAGCCAGCTGGCGAAGCTCGAGCCGGAGCGCTGGTTCTGCGACCTCAAGACGCTCTACGACACGCGCGCGTACAACCCCGACCAAACGTTGACGGAGGAGCGCGCCGAAGGGAAGCCAGAGGCTCTCATACGCCAAGAGTATCTCTGCGACTGGACCGCCGCCAACGTCGGCGCCGTCTACGGTGACCTCATCGAAGCGCTCGAGAAGGCTGGGCGCGTCTGCGAGTTCGAGCCCGAGAAGGACCGGGCATTCACGACGTGGGACCTCGGTGGCGCAGGCGCGAGGGGCGATGCGACGTGCTTCTGGCTGTGGGCGGCCCGCGACGACGGCGCTGTCCTGCTCGACTACTGCGAGGGCCAGGGCAAGACGCTCGATCACTACATGGACGAGGCAGACAGGCGCGCGGCACAAGCGAGCGTGCGCGTCGTCACGCACTACTTCCCCCACGACTCCAGGGCGAAACACCTGACCGGCGCCAGCGTCCTCGAGCAGGCCGACCGTCGCTGGCCGGAGTGCGTGGGCATCTACCCGGAAGACTCGTTCCTGAACGGCATCAGCGCCGCGCGCTGGCTGCTGCAGCGCAACGTCTGGATTCACCCGCGATGCTCCGAGGGCGTCGAGGCACTCAAGGCATACCACTACGAGTGGGACGACGACCGGAAGACACTGAGCAACCAGCCGGTGCACGACTGGAGCTCGCATGCTGCAGACGCCTTCCGCGGTGTAGCGCTCGTGATGCGCAAGGCGACGGAGCTGACGCAGCACGAGGAGCCGCCCAAGAACGAGCCCGTGGAGGTCCCGGAGTGCACGTGGAACGACCTCATGGCCGATCGCGCAGCTGAGCGGCGGTGGCGGAGGGATTGATGGCCGACGAGACGCCGCAGGCAGAGCCGCAGAAGGTAGAGGGCCAGTTCGACCTGTCGGACCCGGTTGATGCCGCGAAATACTGGGCCAGGGAGTTCCAGGCGGCGCGCGACGAGGGCTCCGAGGACTGGCCCGGCATCACGAGCTGGCAGGAGAAGGGGCGCAAGGTCGTTCACCGCTTCCGGGCGCAGAAGAAGGGCAGCCGGCGCGCGAACGACAGCCGGATCCACATCTTCCCGGCGAACGTCATCACTCAGCGCGCGATCCTGGTCGGCAACACGCCCAAGTGCGAGGTGACGAGGCGCCACGACGACGCAGACGACGACGTGGCGCGCGTCGCCTCGGACATGCTGGAACGCATCCTCAACAGCGGGCTCGAGGAGGAGAGCAAGGGGCTCTCGTTCGTGCTCAGCCGCTGTGTTGAGGACCGGCTGCTGCCGGGCATGGGCGTGTCCCGGGTGCACTTCGGGTGCGAATTCGTCACGGAGCCGGAGAAACCGGCGATCATGGCGCCGTGCCCGACGTGCCAAGGCACCGGCGCACAATACGGACCGTCATTCACCACCACCCTGGAGCAGCCGGAGCCGCCTCCCCTGGAGCCCGGGTATGGTTCCTGCCCGCAGTGCGACGGCGCTGGACAGATCCAGCAGGCCCCAGCAGTGCCCGCGCAGGAAGCTCCAGCGAACGAGACGGCCGACGTCTCCTATGTACACTGGCAGGACCACTTGTGGAGCGCGTGCCGCACGCCAGCGGACAAGCGGTGGGAGGCGTACTCCGCGGAGATGTCCCGCAAGCAGCTCGCGGACATGTTCGAGGAGGGCAGCGACCCACGTATACCGGCCGTGACGAAGAACCGGGGCCGCGAGGACGGCACGCGCGGCAAGGAGTCGCCCTGGAAGCGCTTCAAGGTCTGGGAGATCTGGAGCAAGGAGCACAAGCGCGTCTTTTGGTTCATCGAGGGCTTCAACCGCACCCTCACGAACACGGCGAACCCGACCGGCGAGGACCCGCTGCACCTAGAGGACTTCTTTCCGTCGCCTGTTCCGCTGATGGCGAACGCGACGACGGACGCGTTCCTGCCGGTGCCGGACTACGTCTACGCGGAAGACCTCTATGAGGAGGCCGACGAACTCACGGCACGCATCCGAGGGATCGTCAAGGCGATCAAGGTAGCGGGCGTCTGCGACAAGAACGCTCGCGGGCTCTCGAGGCTCCTCGACGAGGCGTGCGAGCTCGAGCTCATCCCGGTGGGCAACTGGGCTGAGTTCATGAAGAACGGCGGGATCGGCGCGTCGTTCCAACTCCTGCCCGTGAAGGACATGGTCGACACGGTCCAGGCGCTGGTGGTGCAGCGCAACCTCGTCATCGAGAGCATCTATCAGGTCACGGGTCTCGGCGACATCATCCGCGGCCAGCAGCAGCAGACCGAGACCGCGACCACCAGTGCTATCAAGGCTCGGTATGCGTCGGTGCGGCTCCAGGACCTGCAGAAGGAGGTGGCGCGCTACGCCACGGATGCGCAGCGCCTGCGCAAGGAGGTCATCGCCAAGCACTGGAGCATCCGGACCATCATCGACCGTTCGTGCATCATGCGCAGCGCGGAGGCGCAGACGCTCGAGGGCCAGCAGCGGATCATGGCCGCGGCGCAGCTCATCAAGGACAAGCACCTAGACTTCCTGGTCGCGGTGAAGCCCGAGCAGGTGAGCCTCCAGGACTGGGCGCAGCTCAAGCAGCAGCGCACGGAGGTGCTCACGGCGCTGGGCCAATACTTCCAGTCGATGATGCCGTTCCTGCAGTCGCTCGGTGCCGGCGGCCCCGAGGCCGTCAAGGCGGGGCTGCAGCTCGTGCTCCGCAACGCCCAATGGCTCGTGGCGGGCATGCCGGGCGCGGGCGCCGTGGAGAGTGCGATCGACTCATTCGTGGCGCAGGTCGAGAAGCCGGCGCAGCAGGCCGCACAGCAGCCGCCGGCGCAGCCGAAGCCAGACCCAAAGGTGATCGCGGCTGGCATCAAGGCACAGGGCGACGTGGCGAAGACGCAGGCGGCGACGCAGGGGCGCCTCATCGAGATCACTGCCGAGACGCGGGCGAAGATGGCCGAGCGCCAACACGACGCAGCCATGGACGTCGCGACGCAGAATGCTACCAGCGAGGCCCGGATGCGGCTTGACGCGCTGCGGAGCGTGGACGCGGTAACGGGCCAGGGAGGGATGGGCCGATGACCTGTGGCGAGTTCGCGGGCCAGCTGCTGCACGCGGTGACCGTCGCGCACGTGTTCCATCTGCGGACGCGCTCGTACGCCAACCACAAGGCGCTCGAGGAGCTCTACGAGGGCCTGCAGGACGGCGTTGATGAGCTCGTCGAGTGTTACCAGGGCACCTATGGCCTCATCGAGGACTGGCCGGCACAGGTAGAGATCCCGGACGGCGAGGCGCTCTCATGGGTGCAGGGCCTGTCGCGGTTCGTCCAGGAGGGCCGCGGCGCTGTCGGCGATGACTCCGAGCTCCAGAACCTGGTCGACGAGATCCAGGCGCTCATTGATCGCACGCTGTACAAGCTGCAGTTTCTGGGCTGACCATGGCGAAGCCTCACAACGCGTACATCGGCAACCTGTCCCCCGGATATGAGTGGTCTGTCGAGCCGCACTGGGACGACCAGCAGGGCTCAGAGAGCCAGGGCTCGGGCGGGGCAGCGCTCACGTACGCAACCTACCGGGACACGCCGTTCAAGCTGTTCTCGTTCCGCGCCTCGCAGAGCGACGAACTGCACCTGCGGTTCCAGATGCCGCACGGCTGGGATCCGACGACCGAGGTTCACTTCCACATCCACACGATCCCGCTGACGGACCCGGCAGCGGCCCAGTCAGCTCGCATCGAGGGACAGTACTTCTGGATCACGCACAGCGGCGTCGAGATCCCGGCGAACGCTGGCTGGACGACGTTCGCCCTAGACTTCGCGATCGACCCTGGCGACGTGAACATGCAGAAGGTGGCGCCGGTCTTCCATTCTCAGCCGCCAACGGATGCACAGGAATCCTCGATCCTGCTCGTCTACGTGAAGCGCTCTGGGCTGGACGTGGCCGACACGTACACGGGCAACCTGGCGATCCTGTCGCTGGACTGCCACATTCAACGCGTGAAGATCGGGACGCTCGCCGAGCTTCCGCAGCACGGGTGAGGTTGGGTATGGCGAGAGGCATTGCGGCAAACGAACCTGTCGTCTCCCAGGCGCAAACGCGCGCCTTCGATGAGGGGGCCGACCGCATCGGACTCGGCAAGAGCAGGGCCAGCAAGGAGCGCGGCGTGTGGGTCCTAGACCGCGCCACGGGACGCCTCGTGCGGCCCTGGGAGGCGACGGAACTCGACGAGACGCGGCCGGCGAAGCACGCGCCGATCTCCGTAGACCGCCATTACGAGGGCGTCCGCTCGCCGATCGACGGCACGGTCTTCCAATCGCGGCGCCAGCACAAGCAGTACATGAAGGATCGCGGCCTCACGACCGCTGACGACTTCAACGCGAAGGGCGGCTACTGGGACAAGGCCGCATTGAAGCGCGCCCAGGGGCTCTCGACGACCGAGCACAAGCGGGACCGCCGCGACCGCATCGGCAAGCGGCTCTACGAGGTCGAGAAGCTTCCACAGAAGGCGTACGACCAGCAGGTCCAGGCGGCCGACCGCAAGCGGCGCGAGCGCGGGACGGCGGTGCCTACCGAGTAGCCAGCACTCCACACCCAGGAGAGACACACCATGGCTGACGAAGTGACCGATCGCAAAGAGATGCTCAGGGCGGCATGGAACGCGGCAGCTGCCGAGGCCGAACCTGACGAGACCCCTGCCGAGCCCACAGAGGAGCCGGCAGCGGAGCCCGAGGAGCCCGCCGCGGAGCCAGCCCAGGAGCCGCAGGAGGGCGCGGGC